GGGTGATCGCACCTGTTAGCGGATTCCAAGTGCAGTAGTTTCCCCTCACACTTCCCCCCAGCCCGTCATCGGTGCCGTAAGAAGTCGGGGTGTCTACGAGCGAATCGTTGCCTGCACCAGCGGTGACACTGAGGTTATTGGGCGTCCAGTTATTGGAATTCCCGCTGTAATCCTTGCCAAGGGTGGTGGCAGTAGCGGCTGAGTTATCGGAGAACTTCAGCCAGAATCCATTTGTACCAAAGCTGCCGGTGTAAGCCTTAGGAATCAGTTGCCCAGTAGTGGCACTGACTTCTGTGAAGCTGCTGGGGTCTAGGGCTTGGCCGTCGATGAAGTGGACGTCGGCGAGGTAGCCAGATAATGTGGCAGTTCCAGCAGATGTTGCACCTATCGAATGTGCCGCTGTCTGGTTAATACCAAGGTCGTCGTTTTGATTTGGATTTGCCGAAGACGAAAAAGCCGTAACCTCAGATCCGTTAACGTATAGCTTGATTCGATTTGCCGCAGTTGCTTGTGTGGTATCTACGGCTAAGACGATGTGATACCAAGCGCTAGGATCTCTATAGACGGCAGATGTCTGCCTAAGGTTGTTGTTGTAGTTAGAAACACGGATGCTGTCGCTTACAAACCAAAGACGGAAATACGTTGCGTCAGTTGCTCCGGTTGTACAAGTAAATAGGTGTGGATTTTCTGAAGTCGCAACGCCCTTCACCCACCCCGCCCAGGTCCACGTCTTCCTATTGCCCGCTGATGCAGGTGTTCTGGACAAGTAGGCACTGTCACTACTGTTGAAGCGGAGGGATCTGGGAATGGTGTACCCAGCGCCACCTTCTTGGCCCAGAAGCAGGTCACTTTGGATCATGCTCATTTCACGTCACCGATAAAGCGGACAGCAATGCGAGAAGCGGACTCGACGTGGAACGCCAGCAGATCCACTGAGTTAGCCGCAGTCGTGAGTGTGGGTGCAGTCCCACCCGGGAACTTGTAGATGCTGTTGTACGCCAAGGTCCTGGACCCCGTGCCGTCCTGCACCACGCGGATCACACCGCTCTGACCTGCCACCACATTGGTCGGCGCTCCCAGTGTGCGATTGCCGCCCAGGGTGACCTGGTAGTGGTTCCCGAGTGACAGGTCCACAGCCACAGTTGCAGCATCCGTAAGGGTCACATAGGCCCCTCTCTGCGCTTTCGTGAAGGTCTGTGCAACGTCAGTCTTTGCGGTGTCTGCATCCAGCGGCTGGAACAGCGCGTTCGCTTCAGCCTTGGTGTAGTGGTCGGCAACGACAAAGTTGCCAAATGCCATCACCTGCAGCACATCATTCAACGACGCGCCGCTGGTCAGCACGATGCTGGTGCCTGTCGTGGCGGTGTAGTCATCCCCGGGGCGCAACACCGCACCGTTCAAGCTGACGATGATCGTGTCTGACGAGTAACTCAGGGAGACCCCGTTGGCATCAGCTCCACTGAACGTGGTCTGTCCTGCCGTGGCGACGTACTCATAGGTCTCCATCACGCCAACAATGGCGCTGGTGGCATCTATCCAGCCGCCGACGGTGCTGTACACCCGCATCCGGCTGGTGACCGTGTTGAAGTAGATGGCCCCCGAAACCAACGGGTTGCCGTCGTTATCAACCGTGGGATCTGAAGTCTTAGGACCCAGATAGCGGTCGTCAAAGTTATCGAGCAGTGCCGCTGCAGACGCTGCAGACGCTGCAGCATCAATGGCCGAAAGCGATGCCGCTGAGGCGCTACCGCTTGCCGCCGATGCACTACCGCTTGCCGCCGATGCGCTGCCGCTGGCGGCGCTAGCGGACGTGGCAGCTTGCTGTGCGTGGTACTTGGCGCTGTATTCCCCGCCAGCAACCGGGCTGCTGGTCTTGGTGGCCCAGTCATTGGCAAGGGCAGCAGAAGCAGCAGCAGCCGCTGCATCAGCCGCTGCACTGGCGACACCTACATCGAACTGCCCTTTGGTCACCGCATCAGTTGATGCAGTGCCATTGGCAAGGCCTGTGATCTTATTGCCGCCCATAGGTAGGGCGCCAGTCATGGCCTGGGTGCCGTCGCGCCTCAGCCTCAGCGCATCCTGTGTGTCGACATAGTTCTTGGTCGCTGCATCCTGCGCAGATATGGGGTCAGCAACATTGGTGAGCCTGCTGTTGCCCAGTGTCGGCAGACCTGTTGCTGGGTCCACCGACACCGTTTGCCCTTGGTTGTCCAGCAGCTCCTGCTCGATGTACAGGTGCTGCAAGTTGCTGGTGTCAAAGTCGACCGCCACCGGAGTGGAGCCATCCGTGAAATCAACCAGTGGTGAAGCAGCTGGCGTTGATCGCCGTACTTCCACCTTGGTCCCATTGACTGGCGCCGTAGCCAGCTGCACGGTGCTGGCATTGACCCAGGTGTAGGACTGGCTGACCTGGTTGACGTTCACATAGACGTGTTCACGCCTGATGTAAGAAAACGGCACCGCATACTGCGTAGTCGCCCCGTTCCCTGTGTAGGTGACGTAGGAATAAGCCATCAGCGCAAGCTCTCCACAAAGGCCTGGGGATCAATCTCCTGGCCGTATTTAAGCCGGAACTGAACGTCCCGGTTAGCACCTTCAGCCCAGTCGGTGTTGTCCATCAGGCGCTTGCCGTAGGGCCCGCTGAGGAAGGTCTCGCGTCCCAGGGCCAGGTACTTGGCGATCACGGTGTTCAGTGCCGAAGCCCGCAGGCTGACCACCTGTTCGCTTGGCATGCCGGGTGGGTTGTTGCGGTACAGGTCGCTGTTGGTTTCCTCCTCGAGGGCCTGCAGCAAAGTGCGACCGAACTGATCCGGGGTGCGGCTGATCGCCAGCACGTACTGCTCGAACTCCTGGGGGCTCAGGCGGTTGTCCTTGATCTTCCCGCCAGCAGTGAAATCCGTGGCCCGGGGGCCCACGAACCCTGCGCCGCGGCCTGTCAGCTGCCCCATCTCCCGCAGCACCTTCTCGCCAGGTTCACCCTTCAGTTGGAACGGTGCGGCCGGGTTGAACTGCATGGCATAGGACAGCCACGGAGAATCGGGTGGCAGGAATTGATCGCCCCATACACCCGACAGGATCACCGGATCACCCGTGATCCAGTTGCGCTTGGGAGGTAGGACCTGCGACCAACCCGGGATCATGTTCTTGATCTCGCCCAGGGTCTCCTCGAACAGGCGCATGCCCAGGTTGGAGCTGTTGCTGGGCGGCACCTCCCGGGCCGTGGGGTCTTCGATGCGACGGCCAGCCCGCAGTGAGCTGCTGCCAGGCACAAAGCTGGCGACCAGTCGTTCGATGTACCGGGCAGTGGGGTGCCTGCGGTTGGGGCCGATGTCGGTCTCACCCAGGCCCATGGCCATCTCGTAGAGCTCGGTGAAGCCCTGGTAGTAGGACTTCTGCAACTGGCCGGTGGCCACCGCCGTCACCAGGTCGAGCACTAGGGCAGAGCCCAGCCGCTCCCGGGCCTCCACGCTCACCTTGTTGGCCAGCTCGTGGTAGTCGGCCAGGCCGCCGAACAGGGACGCATACGGATCCATGGCCCGCATGGAGATCCAGTCGGTGTACACCGGGTTGCCGTTTTCGTCGGTGCCGATGCGGAACCGCATGGAGTAGGGCTGCTTACCCTGCTGGTCCATCCACTTCCGACGTGCATCCGGGTTGGTGGGGCCACCGCCGGTGAACTCGATGTTGCCGTGGGTCATGGCGATGCTGGCCAGGCTGATGGCAGCAGCGCCAGTCGCAATGTCGCCATAGGCCCGATCACGGGTCATGGCGTCCTCGGAGAACACATCACGCCACCAGGTGTCGACCAGGGGCGCCAGGGGCGTCTTGCGAGCCACGGACTTCACGATGTCCCCAGGCGTCCGGTTGAAGGGCTGCACCATGGCAAACAGGGGGGCCAGCGGGGAATCCAGGCCCATCTGCCAGATGCGTGGCATCAGGCTGAAGGTACGTGCGAAGAACGGGATGTCGTCGAACTTCATCCCCATCACCTTGGGCCCGTTGTTCATGTAGTCCTGGGCGAAGGACGTGGCCTCGTCGTCCTTGAGCCCCTTGGCTTCTGCCAGCTCCATGCCGCGTTGCATGGTGCGGGGTTCCATCTGCGCCCAGATGTCATCGGTGAACGTGGCCCACCGCATGGCGGTCTGTGCATGCGGGCTATCCATCACCCCATCGAGGATGGTCTTGCCGTCCACCACCAGGTCCTGGAGCCTGCGGTCGACCGCTGCCTGCGCATACTCCTGCGCGAACTTCCACGCCTCAGGGCTGTTGCCGTCCATGCCCAGCCGCACCGCATGGTCGAGGCCTGGCTGCAGGTTGCGGACGTACTCGAAGGACTGGCCGATCAGGGTCTTGAAGGCAGAGTCCACCGACACTTGCAGGCGGCTCGAGAGGTTGAGCCCCTGCCACAGGCGCTTCTGCGCAATGGCCCAGTTGCTCTTGTCCTGCACCGACAGCCAGGGCACGGTGTTCAGGTTCCACTCACCTTTCTGGGCAGCCGTGTCGATCAGCTGGCCTTGGGCGTCTTGGGCTGCCAGGCGATCCAGGAAGTCCACCTGGCTGCGATCCAGGTCAAACAGGCCGCGGCCAACCTTGAACGACTCCACGCCCATGCGGAAGGCGTTGGCCAGGTTGCTCACGTACTGGCCGTAGATCATCAGGGACCTGCTGGCCCGCACTGGGTGGCCGGTGACCATGGCACCCATGGCCTGCGTCAGTGGCATCTCCACTGTGCGCAGGGCGCTGTTGATCACGTTGCCCCACAGCGTGATGCCAGACGACAGCAGCTGGCTGGAGCGGTACATCATCAGGCCACGGGCGCCCAGGTTCACGCCCTTGTTGAACTTGGACCAGAAGCCCTGGGAGAAGCCGGGGGTGACAGCACCCTGGGCCAGGTTGAGAGCCAGGGCCTGGAACTCCTCGATCACCTTCGGGTTGTCGTACCGGCCCGTGACGATGGCCTCCTGCGCTTCAGGGCTGATGCGGGTGCCGATGGTTTCGGCAACCAGCTCCTCTTGGTCCTTCGCCAGCTCACGCTCGAAGTCGCCAGCCAGGTCCTTGCCAGGGCCCATCACCTCCACGTCGACAGCAGCGGCTGCTCCCTCCCCATCGCGGAAGGGCACAGAGCCAGGCTCAGGCCGCGGCACTTGGGTGCTGCGCAGCAGCTGGCCCAGGGGCCTGGTGACGGACTCAAAGGCACGGTTGGCCCGGTCAGCCTGCGCTGCAGCAGTGACCAGTTCAGCCGTCAGCTTGCCGAAGTCCGCACCTGCATCCGCCTGGCCATTCAGCCAACGGTTGGCAGCGATGCCTGCCTGCATGTTGGTGTGGTCCAGGTACATGCCTGCAGCACGCATGGCCACCAGGTTTTCCCGGTAGGCCGACAGTGGCCCGCTCAGCCGCTTCAGGTTCTCGAGGACTGCCTTGCTGCTGTAGTTGTTCTTGGCCAGCCATTGGGCGGTGTCGCCAATGATCTGCTCGTCGGTCATCACTGGGATGCCGGTGGCATCAGGCCGACTCACCAGGTCGCTGTGCGCCCGGTAAGCCTCCACCATCGTCGCCGGCTGGATGGGCTGGTACTTGGTGGCGCCAGAGGGGGACTCCAGCTTCTGGACGTTGTTGGCCAGCAGGTCATCAATGGTGAGCTCACCAGCGTCGATGGCTGCACGGTTGGCCTGAATCTGATCCACGAAGCGACGGGCCCATTCCTCGTCCGGGGTGGGCGGGACAACAGACACCTCGTCGGCCTCCTGGTACAGGCGCCCGCGGAAGCGGTTGTCCTTCCCGCCCAGGGGGATCATGTCCATGTCCCGGATGGCGTTCAGCATGTTCTTGCGACGCAGCCCCTGGCTGGCAGCACGCACCTCCTCGATGGTGGCCTCACCGCCTTGGGCCACTCGCTCACGGAGTGCCATCGCCTCGTCCGCAACCGCGTAGGCATTGCCCAGGCCTTGGCGGGTTTCGGCAAACTTGCCGCTGTAGGCCTGCTCAAAGATTGACTTGACGGACGTCCAGCCGCGGCCACGGATGAAGTTATTGGTCTTCTCGATGAAGTCCAACAGGGTGTCCAGGACCCTCACGCCGCCATTCAGGACGTCCTGGGCGAGCTTCTCGCCGCGGGGGATTTCATCCAGGCCTCTGTAGCCCCTCAGCTGGTTTTCGGTGGCACCACCCATGAAGGCGATGGGGTCGATGTCCTGCTTCCTGGCGTAGGCGAATTTCTGGAAGGCGATGGCCTGCTGCTCAACCAGGCTGATCTTGTCGCCACGCTTGGCCGCAGCCTTGATCTTGTCGCCCGCGGCCACCGACAGTTTCATCTGCGACCAGAAGCTGTTGAGCGCCTTCAGCTCCTTTTGGGTGAGGAAGTTGAACTGCACCCGGTGGAAGGCTTCGTGGAAGGCCGTCTGCTGCTGGCCGGGAATGCCCCGGGCTCCCACGCCATTCAGTTGGATCAGGTCCTCGATGGGGTCATAGGACCCATTCATGTAGGTCAGATCCTCCGGGTCGCCAGTGCCGCCCCATTCCTTGGGTCGCTGCCGCATCTCAAAGGCCTGCTGGTATCGGATGGCGACGTCATCACCAGCAACGCGGCGGATGTCCTCGGTCAGCTCCTTGGTGAAGGCTTGGACGAACTCAGGGTCCAGAGGGCGCATGCCGGTGGCAGGCACGAACTCCTCGGTCGATGCCAGGGCCTGGCCGCTTGCCCGCCGCTCCAGCTCAGCCTGCACTGCTGCACGCTTCTCCGGTGGCAGCACAGCCAGGGCTCGATCCAGCAGGGCTTTGGTCTCTGCGCTCTGCGCAGGTGCTGAACTTCCCGCACTTGGGACACTCGGTTCCGGTGCAGCAGCTGCAGGAGCGGTCTGCTCCATGGGCAACGACGGGCCGTTCAGCTCGTCATCAATGGCCTGGCGCAGGCGCTCGAGGTTCTCACCCACCACCACCTTGGCGTTGCGCTTGCCCTTGATCTGGCCTGCCATCTCATTCAGCAGGTCACGCACCGGGCCGGTGTAGCCAGCCACCCGGTTGAACACGGCGACGGCCTGAGCGGCTTCATCCCTCGCAGCCTTGCTGCCAGCCACGTTGATGACGTTGCCAGCGGCTTCCAGGTAGCTGGTGCGCTTCATGTTGGCAGCCGACGTGAGGGCCACCATTTCCTCGCGCATGGCCTTGAAGGCCTCGGTGCGGACGTCCAGCAGCTGGTTGAAGTTGCTGGTCTTGAACATCTCCTCCATGCCGGGGAGGGTGGGACCCGCGGACTCGTCGACAGCAGTCCCAGCGAACTTGGCCTCCTGCATGGCCTGGGCGATCTTCTCCGCCGACCATTTGCGCTTGATGGCTTCAGCAGCCACGTCGCTGACCACCTGCTGGTCCAGTGGCTCGCTGCCCAGGGCGATGGCCTTGGCCAGGTCCAGCTTGCCGGTGCTGAGCTTGTCGAACAGGTGCTGCGGCAGGCGGCTCAGGGGGATGGCGTCCCTGGCGACAGGGCCGCTGAGATTGACGCCCTCATTGGCGATGTCTTCAGCCGTCATGCCGGAGTCGCGCATGATCTTGGCGGCATCCACGGGGGTGCCGTTGCCCTCCGCGATGTTCTGCAGGGCTCCGGTGACGCGGGCTTCTTCTGCGGTGTTGGCCGTCAGGTACCGCACCAGGACCTTGCGGGTGCCGTCCTCCTTGGCCAGGCGCAGTCGGTTGTGGCCGTTCACCACATAGACCAGGCCAGGTTCGCCCAGCTGGCCATTCACGTCCCGCCAGACGCTGATGATTCCGGCCAGCTCAGGGTTGTAGCCCTTGGATTCAGCCAGGGATCCACTGGCGCCGGATTTGGTGAGGCGGCCCGCCTCTTTGAACTGCATCACCTGCGGGGCGGCGATGACGCTCTGCGGATCGATCTCTCCCACTTCCCCATAAACGGGGGCCTGCATGTCAGGCCTGGGCTGCACCGGGGTTGGTACGGGCTCAGGGGCTGCAGCAGCAGGGGCTGCAGCCGGCTCGGGCGCAGGCGCAGCAGCTGCAGGGGCAGGGGCAGGGGCAGCAGGTGCTGCAGCCTGGGTGGGAACAGGTTGCGGGTTGCGGGGATCCAGCAGGTTGTTCTGGATCTCGGGTCCGTTCTCCCACTGCGGGGTGTACTCCCGGGCCTGCTGGTACGGGTTGACGCGGGGCGCTTCAGGCACCGTGTTGGCCTGCTTGACCATCTCCCGCTGCAGGTTCTCTGTCGCCTCCTTCGCAGCAGCTGCAGCAGCAGGCTTGTCCTCAGGTGCTGCATTGCGCAGCCGCTCCACGTACTTGCCTGCGCGGAAGGCCCGCATCAGGAACTCAACGGTGGAGCCAACGAAGGCACCCTCCACTGCGTTTTTCAGTCGGCCCTGTACACCGACGTCACCAGGCTTGGACTTCAGGTAGTCGAGGAAGGGCACCTCGAGTGGGGTGCCGGCGACCTTCTTCTTCAGGTTGTCGGCCAGGTCATACAGGCGGCTTTCGTTTTGGTCGAAACCAGCGAAGTCGATCAGCGCACCAGTCGCTGCACCCTTGCCCACCAGGTTGCTGACGACAGCCTCACCGGCCCCTGCAGCGATGGTCGCGGGCTTCTGCAGGCCAGGGGCCAGCTTGCTGATCTGTGCAGCCTTGGCGGCTTTGTACGCATCAGCCGCCTTGTCCGCCGTCGTAACAACTCGTGCCGCGCCAGGTAGCGCCTTCAGGCCTTTGCCGACCAGGCCCACTGCCTTGGTGGCGGGGAACCACTCAATGGCCACCTGGGCGACACCAGTGGCCAGGTCTTCTGCAGGGCCGCTGCTCTTTGCCTTGGCCAGGGGAGGCAGGAAGCCCAGGAAAGGAGCGTCCGGCATCTCCTTGCTGGTGGGCTTGATCGCCGTGTCGCCAAAGGCGGCAGGGATGTCAGCGGTCAGCAGGTCGCTGGTCTCCTGCAGGAAGTTGCGGGTGGCATTGGTTGCTGTGCGGGCGATGGCCTTGCCAGCACCGGGTCCCTCCAGCGTTTGCATGTAGGCCCGCTGGCCTGCGCCGAAGGCCTGGCCCAGATCACGACCCTGCTGCAGCTGGTTCACGCCAGTGCCAAGGGCTGTGCCACCTGCCTGTATCAGTGAAGTCAGAACACCAATAGGGGTGTTGTTGACTGCATCCATCAGCCCGCCAAGGCCACCTTGCTGTTGCTTCGGCTTGGCAGCAGGTTTGGGCTCATTGCCCATGCCTTTCGGGGCGACATAGACCTGCCGCTCCTCGCCAGTCTGCGGGTCCTTGACGACTTGGATAGGCATGGCTCAGAGCCCTTGCAGTATCAGTTTTCTGACCTGATCGTATCGGCGGCCAAAGATACGTCTCCCCTCTGCGGCGCTTACAACCTGGGCCCTGCTGTAGCCGAAGACTCCCTCGTATTGCCCGGGCGCTTTGGCAATGTCGACGATGGGTTTGTTGCCTGCAATGGCAGAGCGGTTGATGAGATTGGCTGCCACCTCGAGTTTGCCTCTGGCAGTGGGGCCGGCCTCGGTCAGCGACGTAAAGGCCAGGGCGTTGATGTCCTGCTCGCTCAGCTTTTGTGCTCGAGCAATCGCCTTGGGCACTACGCCAGGCCTGAAGTCAAAAAACCAGTTCTCCGCTGGGTTGGACTGGTAATCACCAGGCCGCTTGTTCTGGACCAGGCTCACGCCCCGGAACTGGTTGGCGCCACGCAGGTCGCGGATCACACCCAGCAGGCTGGTCGATCCACGCATGGCGCTACCCGTAAAAGGGGTGATACCCCTCTCAGCTGCAGCAGCTGGTGGAACGAAGGCGTTGAGCAGAGTGTTGGCGAACTGGAGCCCCATCTTCTGTGCCACCGGCAGGTAGCGGTTGGTGGGCAGCATCCCCAGTCCACCGGTGCCAGTTGGAGCTTGCGACACCAGGTCGCCGCCATCGAGTTCCTGCAGGCGCTTCTGGGTTTCGGGGTCCAGCGGCATGCCATGCAGCTGCATCTGCCGGGAGAAGAAGGCACTGGGCTTCATCCCGCTGCGGCGGATGATCTGGCGGGTGGCATCATCCAGCGGCTTGCCGGTCAGGATGCCGTCCAGCTGCTGACCCATCCGTTCTTTGGTGTACAGCGGCTGCGTCTCCGCCTGACGACGCAGCTGTGCGTTCTGTGCAGCATCACCACGGGAGCCACCGGCCAAACCTCGAGCAATGTTCTCCGGCGTGGCTGATGCCGGTGGCGTCATCACCTGCTGGGGTAGGGCCTTGCTCAGCGCATTGCCGTATAGGTCGCCCAGTTGCTGCGTCGCATCAGCGCCAGGGTTCTTGCGGATCAGCTGGTCGCCAGATTTGTACAGCTGGCCCAGCATCGTCCACATCTCACGGGCCTCATTCGGCGTGAGGTTGGCTCCACCTTCAGAACCACCCCGGGCGTACTGGGCCTCGAGGCGTTTCCTCAGGTCATCCTGCAGGCCACGGAGCACCTGGTAGTTGGCCTTGTTGTCCTCACGGTTGCGACCGGCCTGTGTTGCCAGGAAGCTCTTGGCGGCGCTGTAGCTGATCTGCTGTGACTGCTGCAGCTGCAGGATGCGCTCAGTGAAATCGACACCAGGGTTGGTGGCCATCTCGGCCCACAGGTTGACCTCGGCCTTCTCCTGGTCCGGTTGCACGTAGCCAGCCCGGATGCTGGAGGTTTGCTTCTTCACCGCTTCCTCGTAGGCCAGGGCCATGTCGGGGTTCGACGCATACAGCTGGCGACCTCGTGCCAGTAGTGCGTTCTCCGTGGAATCAATGGCCGCAGGGTCAGCCAGCACCTCTGGAGTAAATGCAGCCTTGATGTCGGCCAGCACCTGCTCCTTCGCTTCCCGTCCCTCGAGCTGGTCGCCCAGGTTCTGCTGTGCGATCACCTGCTCCTGCAGATCCTTGGTGATCTCGTACAGGCCCTCCATGCCGCCGATCTGATCGAGCAGCAGGGGGCGCTTGTCGCCTGCACTGGCGGGGCCCACGCGCACCTGGGCCAGTACTTCCGGCACACGGGATAGAGCCAGCTTTGCCTTGCCCCAGTCGCCCTGCGAAGCGGACAGCACGGACCTCACAAGGCCCTTGGGGAACTCCTTCAGTTCCTTCTGGTACTCCTCATTGGTCTGGCCGCTCTGGCTATAGAAGCCGTCCAAGCCGTTGGTGAGGTTCGCTGCGATCTGCTCGAGGGGCAGGGCGCCATTCACCAGCGACATGGCATTGCCATCTTTCACCGCGGTCAGACCTTCCTTGGCCTTCTGCGTCTTGTAGCCGCCGAACCGCTTCTCCTGGTCGGCAGCGACAGAGCCGTAGATGGCACCCAGCTGCTGGCGGTTGGACTCAAAGACATCCGGCAGGATTCCCATGGTCCCGTTGGGGAACATCAGGGCCGTCACCATCCGCTGGTACTCGGGGTCGCTGGCAGGCACTGACTCCACAGGACGACCGTCCAGCAGGGTCTTGGTCTGCGCTACCCGCTCCTTCAGGGTCGCGGCATTGGCCTTGATGTAGGCGTCCTGCATGCCCATGGTGGCGTAGCGCAGGGCCCGGGGATCAGCGGCCTGGAACCGCCGCAGCATGTCGCCATAGCCTGCAGCTCCTTCAGTCACACCCTTCTCCAGGTGCTTCTGCAGCCCCTGCAGGCTGTCGAACACACCAGCCTGGGCTGCATCCCTGGCCAGGGCGCTGCCTGTTTGCTTGGCCACCGCATCATCCATGCGGTCCTTCTTCTGCAGGGTCTCGTTCAGCGAGTCGAAGAAGGTGCTGAATCCAGCCAGGGACTTCGACAGGGCCCCGATGTTGTCGACATAGGGGGCGTACTGCGGCTGGTTGACGATGCTCTGCTGCACCACCGGGTTGGGTGATGCCATGGGCCGCGCCAGTTGCGACACCACAGGCGACTGCGCCCGTGCCGGGTTGGGCGGATTGGTGATCTGCAACGCGCCACCCAGCGTGGGGCCTTGGCCTGGTGCGGAGAAGGTGTCGACGATTCGTTGCACGGCCTGCAGGGCCGGTGCTGCAATCTCGTTGGTGCCGATGGGTGCCTGACTGCTGGCATCCGGGATCCCGCCCAACAGGCGTGCCGGGGTGGATCTGTCGGTGTTCCCGTAGGCGGGACCAAGAGAAGGACGGGCCATCGGTTACTAGCTCCTGCCGGGCAGCTTGCCGGTCTTCTGGGCGTATTTGTAGTCGTAGGCGGCGCCCGCCACCTTTGATGCCCCAGTGAGTCCTGTGCTGATGGCCTGCAGCGTGTACGGCGTCTGGTCCACGTAGGCCCGGGACACAGCGCCCTGCGTCACCGTGCCCCGCGTCACCTGCTGCCTGGTGGGCGCCGGTGCGTACATCGGTGCCACGCCACTGCCTGGTGCCAGGGCCTGGCCCTTGATCGGGTCGGTGTACAGCTGCTTGATGTACGGCTGCTCGGATGCCTTGCGTGCGGCGTACTGCGCCTGGCTGCCGCGTTTCTGTTCCTGGATGTCCGCACCCGTGAAGGCCAGGTTGCGGTTGGTGGCGTAGTCGTAGGAAGCCTGCTGCCGGTAGTAGTCCGCCAGTAGGTTCTCCACCGTGTTGCCCGTGCGGCCAGAGGCGCGGACGGTGGCCTTCTCCTGGGCGATCTCCCTGGATGCCTTGCTCTTCTGCTGGGCCGCGGCTTCCTCCTCCTGCATGAACCGAAGGTCAAGCAACCGCAGATCGTTGCTGTAGGCGATGCCAGCCAGCTCAGAGTTGAGCTCCATCACCGACTGCTGCTGCTGTTGACGAGCGGCCTCATAGGCCCGCTGTGATTCCACCTGGGCCTGCTGGTATTCGTAGTTCTGCTGGTTGACTGCCTGCTCGTACTGATACTGCCGCTGCTGTTCAGCCAGCTGGTAGTCGTACTGCAGGTACGAGTTGCGGTAGTCGAACTCCCGCTGCGACACCTGGTTCTGGTACGTGTACTCAGCCATGCGCAGCTGCTCCTGGAACTGATAGTCCATCTGCCGCTGCTGCTCAGCGAACTGGAACTGAGCCTGCTGCTGCTGGATCTGATAGTTGTAGTTGGCCTGAGCCTCTGCAGACTGCCCCTGCTGGACGGAGCTGTAGATACCCAGGCCCGTGCTGAGGACAGAGACGCCAAGGCTAATGGCGGCGATTGTCGCGGGTTCACACATGGCTGTTCACCTGGCAGAACTCAAGAAACAGTCGACCTTCTGCCCCGTAGTTTGGATGCTGGGCGACGAAGGTAAAGCCCATCCACCGGATCCACCTTATGTGGACCTTGTTGCGTGCATCAACGCAGTTGCACAGCACCCGGTAGTTGCAGAGCATTTCCCTCATGTAGGCCTTCCCATGGCGCAGGAACTGTGCGCGGACCGCCTTGTTGAACACCAACTGATCAGTGCCCAGGAGCCACACCCTGCCCACTCCATTCCCGGCAGGCACTGCCCCCCACATCGCCACAGGGGTGCCATCTTTTCGGCAGATGGTCATGCAAGGGCCGCTGGCCATGAAGCAGTACAGCAGGGCGGTGGCAGGGGTCTCGCCAGAGCCCGCCTTGATCTCTGCGACATCAGCCTTCCGCATGTTGGCGGCCACCACCGCAATGTCCTTGGCGATGCTCTTGCGGGTGTACGCGGCGCTCATAGGCGTTCTGTCCGGCTGAAGTACATGCCCTCCCACTCTGCTGACTGGACGCGACAGGGCAGAGGGCTGCTGCTCCTGATCTCCACCTTGGTGTCGATGTTCTGTGCCATCACCGGCACGCGGAACTTGCCAACCATCTGTGACACCTCGCCCAGCAATGCGCCGCTGTCGCCCAGGGTCAGCCCGTTGTACGGGTGCTTCTTGGTGTCGCGGCCACGCGGGGTGACCCACACCTCGAAATGCCCGCTCTTGTCATGGATCAGCGTCCAGGTCCGCATCTGCAACCTGGGCCCACCGATCACAGCGACGCCACCGCCCTGGGGCTGCTCCTTCAAGTACGGGGTGCTGAACTCGTACCGCATCTCGTAGAGCTCGCCCACGAAAAACTTCGCCGTCGTCAGGTCGCCGCGCACCGTGATGGTGTTGCCGGTCTGGCTGATGGGGTAGATCACCTGGCCGGGGGCGATGGTGTTGCCGGTGGCGACGCGGCCCACCACCACCATCTGCGCGGCTGTGTTCCGAGGGTAAGGCAGCGTGATGGTCGACTGGGTGTCCAGGCCGCTGGGGTTGGTGAGCGCCACCGTGCAGCTGGCCTCAGTCGTTTTGCGATCTACCAGCAGCTCGAAGTCGGCCCCGGCATCCACGCTCTCAGGGCGGGCCACCACCTTCTCCAGGTACACCCCATCGGCGTACTCGACCACGGCGTACAGGTCGCTGTCGACGAACTGGATGCCAATGATCGACTTAGCCCCTGATGCCTCCCAGTAAGACCAGGCGCTCTGCAGCTTCTGGTCCCCCTGGAAGAAGAACTTGTACAGGTAGATCCGCTTGGGTTGGCTCTTGGCGATCAGGGCCACTGCCTCCTCCGACACAGAGGCCGTCATCTGCGCCACGTCAGACGGCACAAACCGTGGCACCGCCGACGTCACCTCATCCGATGCAGGTACTGGGCTGGTGGTGTCCGGGAGGAAGTATTCCCGCAGGCCGCCGAACTCCCCTCGAGGGATGGTGAAGAAGATCGTGCGACCTGCCGCCACAGGGTCCACCCCGTCGTACAGCTCGAAGGTGGTCATGGCCGTGATGTTGGCGCTCTTGGGCGTGAGCGGTTGCACGGTCAAAGAGCCACTGTCCAGGCGGAACTGGCCGTGCCTGGAGAACAGCAGCAGCGTGCTGGCAAACGGCACTGCAGCCAGCAGGATGTTCACCTGGTTGCCGCCGCACGTCAGGTCGATGGGGTCGGAGTCCAGGACGGTCTGCACGGTCTCCGGAAAGAACCGCTCGAACTCATCAGCTGCCGACATCACCACGTTCTCGTCGGTCAGCAGGGCCAGCCGGTTGCGGAACACCGTGATGTTGTTGATCGGTGAACCCACGAAGCTGGGGTTGGCTGCACTGGTCTCATCACCTGCAGGCCGCGGCGACCAGTCGAACTGCTTGAACGTGTAGGTGCCGTCGTTGTTGCGCACCAGGACGTGCGGCATGGTTGCCGGGTCCAGCTTGTAGTTGATGCCTGGGCCGACGGTCTCCTTCCACACGCCTGGGCCGAAGCCGCTGCCAGCGTTGGCCTCGAAGGTCAGGTACCAGTCATCGAACTCAGTGGCTGTGCTGCCCTGCACCTTCACGATGAAGCCGTGTGTGGCGATGGTCGGCAGGTCAGTCACGGATCCCGCCGTGTTCTTAATGGGACGAATCGATTGACCGTCGAACCCATCAGTAGCGGCCAGGGTGTAGTCGGCCCCGTCGTCCTTCTGGATGTTGATGATGTAGTCGTTGACCGTGATGGTCCATCCAGCCCCCAGGGCCGTCGCCAGGCTGTTGCGCAGGTTGGTGGCGATGGTTGGGGTGGTGGGCTGGCCCCCGCCCACAGCAGGGGTGGTGTAGGTCACGGTGGTGGCGTTCACCGTGACTGAGTACGTGGTGTTGTACTGAGCGGCCTTCACGAACACCATCGACTTGGTGCCCCAGGTGGGGCTCTTGTCCCCGGCACCGGTCAGCATTGCGGGCACCTTCTCCCGGTTCACGATGAAGGTGTAGTCCGCCACGGATGCCACGCGGAACTGCTTGCTGGGTTCCCCCGTGACGTCCAGGTAGCTGACGCCGTTGGGCGTGGTGACGGTTTTGCTGTTGCCAGCCAGGTCAAACACCTTGATGGCCTGGTCCTGCAGCAAGATCCCCCACCGATTGGCCCCGTCCCGGTCCACTACGGTGAAGAAGGGACGGCCTGAACCTGCAGTGCCGGCAAAGATCTGCTTGAGGTGGTTGAAGGCAGGGCGCTTCTTCAGCCCTTCCACAGGGCTGGGCATGCAGTTCACGACCACCTCGGCCTGAGAGGCCAGGCGCAGCGCTGCAGGCTGCTGACTCACCCCATTGATCAGGTTGGGGATGGTGCTGCTGACGAAGGGCATGGCTTAACGACGCAGGGCCTGCGAGGGGATGTAGCTCAGGTAAGGGCCCGTGATGTTGGGGTTGCCCTGCAGCATGTTGTGGCTCGAGGTGGTTGTCTCGATCTCGTAGAAGGCGGACTTGGCCTCCACCTCCATGCCGTAGTTGACCTGATCCAGGTCCCGGGAGCCGATGATCGACTGCTGCAGCTCGCGGCCTGCAGTCACAGCGATGTACCGGCGGGCATGCTCGGGCAGCTCCTCCCAGTCCAGGCCGTAGGTCACGTCAGCAGTGATGTCCTGGGTGAAGGCGTAGGTCCCACCCTTGCGGTCGTACAGCTTGTCTCCCCGCTGCACGATGTCCAGGCTCGAGTAGTCGTACGGGTTCACCTCCACCCGCAGGGCATTGGCAGGCAGGTTGATCTGATTGCTGATGACATCCCGCAGCAGGGTGCGCTGGTAGTCGGTGTTGAACGACCAGGCCTCGGACTGCAGCTTGCGACTCACGGTCAGGATGGAGTCGGCGGCCTGCTGTGCCAGTCCAAACTGTCCATCCAGGCTGTCGACAGGCGCCTCGCCCATCATCCGCAGCACCAGGTTCACGGCTTCCAGGTAGGTGGTGCGAGTGATGGTCATGGCCTGCTCTCGGGGAAAAGGAAAAGGGGGCCCGTAGGCCCCCACTCAACCGTCAGCTGGTGGCGGTGTAAATCTCAACGGCGCAGTCAGGGCGCAGCACGCCGCTGCCCAGGGCCATCGAGCCGACCATGAAGGTTCCCTGCCAGAGGGCATGGATGTCGGAGCCGGTCTGCTCCATCTTCAGGTCCATCAGCTTCACGGTACCCACGGCCTGCTTGTTGAAGACAAGCGACACGCAGTCGGTGAAGTTGCCGCTGTAGTCGTTGTTCTCCCCGGTGGCCGCAGAGCGGTTAGTGGTGGGGAGGTGGTTCGACTTCAGGATGGTGATGCCCGCCACCTTCAGCACGGTGCCGTCGGCGTAGGCGCCAGCGCCACCCCAGTCACGGTTGATGACGTTGGTCTCCTGGACGAGCTTGTAATACTCCGCGGGAGCAAGCACGCAGTAGCGGTCGTTCTCGGGGAGGTTGTTCTCGTCCATCTTCTGGGCTGCGCTGAACATCGCAGTGGCCAGCTGGGCGCCAGTGATTGCAGTCTTGGAGGCTGCAACGATCTTGATGCGGGTGCCGCCAGGCAGGTCGGTGTTGAAGTTGGTGGCAGTGCGGGCTGCCTTAGCCAGCATCGCTGCGATGTTTTGGTCGAAGCGATAGGCCAGGGCGTTGCCCATCTCGGTGCTGTACTGCGACCGCACGTCGTAGTGATTCTTGGCTTCATCGATGTCAGCGACGAAGACATTGCTCACCAGCTTGTCATCGATGTTGATGACAGCTTCAGCGTGCTTCACCTGGTTCCCGGTCAGCATGGTGCCGGGAGTGTGGTACGAAGTGCTGGTCAGGCCGATGATCGGGAACTGTGCACTTTTGCCGGAGCTGATAGTCCGAACAGTGTGCAGGGCCTCGAAGATCGTGCTCTTGCGGAACGCAGTCAGAACCTCGCCCCCGAAGATTTTCAGGAACAGGGCGTTATCGCCAGCGAACGAACCGCCGCCAGCATTGTTGATTAAGCCAAGACGCGAAGCGTCAAAGTTGGGGGCAGCCATGATGGGCTCCTAGGGAAGTTGGGTTGTTGCCCCGACCTCGCCTCCTTCCGCTGGGGGTGTCCTCCGCAGAGGGCCGTCGCTTCCGCGAGAAGGTCTAGGTGCTCGAAGTGTAGGCACCTGATCCACAAAGAAAAAAGCCCCGGACTTTGGGACCGGGGCCGACGTGCTTTCTGTGCACAGACGTTACATGATGCTGGACTGCTTGAGTTTCTCTTCCACCTTCCTGCGGTATGCAGAATCCGACTGGTACCTGGGGTCCGACATCGCAGCCACCAACTGAGCCGTCGACTCGAACTTCTCCCCGCCGGTCTTGGGCGCCTTGCCGCCGATCAGCTTGGGCTCACGACCCTCGGCAGCAGTGAACTTGGCATGCAGGCCAGCGATGGCCAGCTTCGCCACGTTTAGCGGCTGAGTGTTCACCACCTGGTTGAAGGCGTCCTGCTCCTCCTTGGGCAGGTTGTTGCCGGCCCACTGGATCATGGCGTTGTACTGCGCCTCACCGCCGTACTCCTCCTTGATGGCAGTGATCTCCTTGACGGTGAGCTGACTGTCCTGGGCGGCCTTGTAGTTCAGGCCAGCCAGGTAAGCATCCACCATGTCCCGGGTGAAGCCAGCCTCTTCGAGTTGGCCATAGTCACCCTCCTCGAGCTTGCCGCCTTGGGCGAACCGATCAGCCATCGACGTGAAGTCAATGTTCGACTCCTCCAATCGAGAGCCGATGAAGTCGCCGTAGATCTCCCGGGCATTGCTGGCCGGTGCCTCCGCCTCGTCGTTGGGTTCCTCTGCCTCTGGCTGATCATTGGCATCAGCTTCTGCTGCAGCAGGCGGCTTGGTCCCCTGGCCCAGCTTGGACTGCAGCTCCTTGTACGCCTTCTCCAGCTCCTCGACTGACTTGTACTTGCCAGCCAGCAGTTGATCTTCTGAGCCAGGCTGCTGCTCCAGGGCCTGCAGCATCTCCTGGTTCTCAGGCGACAGGGCAGGGGATTGCTCTTGGACGATGGTGATTGCTTCGGGCATGGTGGGTGGTTACTTGATGGTGATAGTGCCATCCTTGTCGGTGGTCACGACAGGGATGGGTGCGGGTGCAGCCGGCTCCTTGCGCTCTACCTTCCCGATCACGATGTCTTCGGAAGGGCCGTGCTCGGGCACGCCGGACTCCTTGTTGATCACGGAGATCGGATCAGGCTGGGAGCTGTTCTCCTTCTGGGCTGTTGAGCGGGGCATCGATCACTCCTCCTTCGGCAAGTTGTCGTTGGACGTATCCATCGGCCAGTTTGGCTGCGGCCGGTGACTTGATGCCAGCCTGCATCATTTCTTGCTGCTGTTGCTGTTGCATCATCTGCTGCACAGCTTCCTCTTCAGCCTGCAGTTCCTCGGCTGACTTCACCAGATTGGTGGTGTCGATGGACTCCGACGCAGCCAGGCGCATCAGAGCCTCGGACACGTTGATGTACTTGGCCGTGGCCTCTGCGCCCAGGGCCTGGTTCACCACGGTGAGGAAGTCGACCAGCTTGTTGCGGTCGTCGCCGCGGCCAATGGCTTCGAGTCCGGTGACCGGCTTGGGGCTGACGACAGACTTGCCGTCCACCTTGGGGAAGGCAGCCAGCTTGCGTTGCTTGCGCATCAAGTGCATCAGCCTGCGCACCAAGGGCAGCTGCAGTTCCTGGGTCAGGATGGAGTACAGGCCGCCGACACCAGCCTCCAGTTCCTGTGACATGTAGCGGATCTCCTCCGCGGTCACTCGTTCACCTGGTCGCTGGATGGCGGTGTTCAGCAGGAAGGCGAACTGCAGGCGCTCCTCAATCCGCTGGATCATCTGCATCACGATGTTGAAGTCCTGCCCCTTCTGGGACTGGATCACTGTGACGTCGTTGGCATTGCCCTGAACGATGGCCCCGTTGGGTGCGTTCTGCAGGGTGCGTGGCCTGGTGGTGCCGTTGGGGTTGACCAGGAACAGGATCTTGGCGGCAGCAGCAGAGCCCTCGAGCATGGCCCGGTACAGGCCCTCGAGTGCAATCAGGTCGCCGTAATACTCCTCGACGTAGCCCCTGCCGTACTCTTCACCATCCACACGGTTGAACCGCAGGGGAATCCAAGGCGACACGTCGGCATCGCACTGGCCATGGGTGCCAGGGATCTCCTTACCCATGGCTTCCTGGTACCAGTGGCACTTGCCGTGCTCGAACTCGACGCAGGTGTAGAGCTTGATGGACTTCTTGCCGGGGTCTGCCTCGTACTCCTCGCCCTGGTCGACCCACACCTCATTGAGGAAGTCATCAGGCAGGGCTTCGGGGTAGACCTCCTCCTCCACCAGGATCTGCACCACGTTCCCCATCGGGTCACGCACCAGGCAGAACCTGTTGAAGTGGATCACCTTGACGCCATCGGCATCCACGTACAGCAGGACGTTGCCGCCCACCAGCAGGTGCTTGAAGGCTTCGTGCATCGAGGCCCTGCCGTTGGCAGTCTCGAACACTGACATCACTGCATGCTCGACCTTGACCAGGGCGGCATCCAGTTCGGACTTCACCTCCGGCCCTTGCTCTGCAACACGCAGTGCCAGGTCGTCCACCTCCAACTTGAAGAAGGCGGAGTTGGGAGGGAACAGGGTGATGAGCAGCTTGCTGGCCAGGTAGTTACAGCCGCGTGCGCCCAGGGATTGGTAGGGGGTACGCAGGCTGCCCTTCTCAGTGCCGCCCTCGTCAGGGATCAGACCAGGGATGGTGACCTTGCTGCAGTCCCGGGCCCGCTGCAGGAACGCATTGCGATCTGTCGACAGCTGGCCGTACCGGGCGGCTGCCTTGCCCTGTTCGCCATCCTCGCTGTAGGGCTTGGATTGCCGGTCGACGCTGGCGGTGAGGTTCAGTTCCACTGGCTATCAAGCGCCGGGGATGGACAAGCTGGTGCCACCGCCACCGGCCAGGCCCATGGCGTCAGTGCGGAACCGACGACGGCCGCGGCCCGTGGCCCTGACTTGCGGGGCAATCTCGAGAGAGGGCTTGGTGTCAGTGGCGCTGGGGTTGGGTGCTGGGGCAGGAGGCGCCTCGGCAATCCGCTTCTGTTCTGCAGCACGGGCAGCTGCTTCAGCCCTGGATTGTTCCAACTGTGCCCGCTGTTCAGCAGCTGCCGCCTCTTGGGCAGAGCGAAAGTCAGCCTGCTGCCTGGCGCTGGACTCTTGCTGGGCGCGGATGGCCTCAGCCTGGGCGGCACGTTGTGCGTTCATCTGCACCTCGTACTGCTGGCGGGCAGCCTCTTGTGCAGCACGCTGATCAGCCATCATCCGCTCCATGGCGGCCTGCTGCTGGGCTGCCTGCTCACGGGCTGCCTGCTCGGCACGGGTCTGAGCCGCGGCTTGATCACGCTTGGCTTGCTCTGCTTGGTGCTGAGCCGCCCGCCCGCCTCCACACATGGTTAATCCTCCTGCTGTTGCTCAAGATAAACGGCCTGCAACATGCGCACCACGGAGCGTGATCCGACGTACATCCAAATCTCTCTGTCTGAAGCGTTGATGTCTGGGCACTTCTCGGGGAATAGCTCCTCGAGCTTCTTCACCAGAGCCTCATCAACAGGTGGGAACAGGTCGTCATCCATTGGCTTTCATCGCAGGGTCAGCATCGGGATCCCACAGGTGGACAGTCCCGGCATGGAAGTCATAGTCCCCGTACCGCAGGATGCGAGCCAGGCGTGCATTCAGCAGTGCGTCCTTGAAGGTCAGACCCTCCTTGCGGTAGGCGGCCACCACCTTCTCCCACATGTCCGGCAGAGTGCCGGCTTCACCCAGGATCTTGGCGGCCTTGGCTGGGCCCACGCCCTTGATGCCGGGGTAGTTGTCGGTCGAGTCACCTGTAAGGGCCTGTGTCATCCACACCCTGTTGGCCTGGGCGGGATGGATAGTCTCCACCTCGTCGCCGGCAAGGAGTGAGCACGGGACTGTGCGCATGTCCTTGTCGATGGACACGATGATCGGATCCTTGTACAGGCCACTGGTGGCGAGCAGGGCCATGGTGTCGTCAGCTTCCAGGCCGACGCAGGTGCGGCTTTCGTATTGCTCAGCTGTCCACTTGCGGATGTCCCGCAGGCCCAGGGGTTTGCGCTTGCCAATGCGGTTGGCCTTGTACTCGGAGTGCAGTTCGTGCCGGAAGGTGGGGTAGTCCGAGAAGCACATCACCACGTCGTTGTGTCCGCTGACCTCACGCCAGTAGGACAGGCGCATGGTGATGTAGTCCTTCACGTCTGCCTGCTCGAGGTGAAGGGTGTTGATCCATTCATCCCAGCGGATGTCGCATTCACATGCGGCGCAACCGGCATAGATCAGGTGGTCGGCGTCGATGAGCAGAGTCATTCGTTGATCCAGTTGAGGGCGAGGGCGATGGCGGGGAACTTGGCCGCAAAGGCAGAGCGGCACTGCTTAGCGATGAGGCGGTGCTCCAGCTGTGTCTCGGGTCCACAGCGCAGCTCGATGTAGTGGATCCAGCTGCGCAGGGTGCCATGCATGTACAGCGTGGTCGGGGTGCAGAGCGGCAGGATGCGGCGTGCTGTCTCCTTGGCCACGCCGGCGGCGAGCATGTCCTGGTAGGTGAGGTACATGTTGCGGATCAGTACAGCGGCCTGCGTGCTGAACCGCTGCTTCAGCTCCTCGGGTAGATCGTCGTGACTGGACTGCCGGTTCTTTGAGTCCTGCCTGCGGAACGCGGGGATCTCAGCCAATGCAGTTTGTGCATAGCGGGTGCTGAACTCCTGGAAGGAGAACGACCTGTGTCGCAGGCACTGGGCAGCAATGTCCCGCTCGGTCTCGATCTTCAGGCACAGGCTGGCCATCTCGAATGGGGACCAGTGCTTGTGCTTAATCAGGTAGCTGATCAGCCGGGGCGCAGTGTCGGGGTTGCCCTGGTTGGCTGGGTTGCTGACCCGGGCCATGTCGACGATGAGGCCCTCGGCATCAGGGGTGCAGTGGATGAAGGTGACAGTCATGCGGGGTTGAAGGAGATGCGCTTGTAGTCGCTCTTGAGGGCAAGGCCAGTAAGGCCCTCGGAATCTCTGGTGTGGTTCAGGGCATAGGGGGGAAGGGGCACCTCCACCGTGTACCAGCCGTGGCCACAGACCCGGCACTTCTTCCGGCGGATGGTGGTACTGCTGCCGTCCTGCCTGGTCATGCCAGTGCGGATCAGGGTGCTATCGCATTCGGGGCACTTCATCAGGTTCCGAAGTAGGTGGACATGGGTACGACCAGCCGGCCTGTGTCTTGGTCGTAGAGGAGCTTGTCGACCAGGCCGGTCTGGCCGCTGAAGCGGTTCTTGAGGACACGCAGCTGGAGCTCGTTGCGTTCAGCAGGGTCGCCCTGCTGGTTGCGCTCGGCACCGATGCAGATGTCCGACAGCTGCGCAATGGCGTGGCTGCCCCTCAGCTGGGAGAGGGATGTCTGTGCCCCTTCCTCGTGGCCGCGGCCTTCCGGTCGCTTGAGGTGGGACACCAGGATCAGGCCGACACCTGTCTGCTCCACCAGCTGGCGCAGCTTGGTGCAGGTGACGTCGATGGCACGGCGCTCGTCCAGGTCAGAGAGGCCACTGATCACGATGGTCAAGTGATCGAGCACCACCATGTCGGCACCTTCGCCATCGGCCAGGTACCGGATCTTGTTGATCAGGTGGTCGGGGTCCATCGAACCGAAGTGGTCGTACAGGAAGCAGCGACCGGTGCCGAACACACGGTCGAAGCCATCCCGCATCTCCTCCTGTGTGACCAGGTTGGGGTCCAGGTGGATGGGCTTGCCCAGCTCGAGGCCCACGATCCCCTGCATGGTCCGCTGGATGGATTCCTCAAGGGCGATGTAGCCCACCTTCAACCCGTTGCGCAGGAAGTGGTGGGCGATGTGCCTGCAGATGGATGACTTGCCGACACCGGAGCCGGCGGCCAGCGTCGTCATCTCCCCCTTGCGGAAGCCAAGGGTCATGCGATCCAGTTGCGGCCAGGGGTAGTTGCACACAGCGGTGGCACCGGGGCGGACCAGCTCATCCCACAGCTCGCTGGCGTTGACGATGCCATCAGGCCTGGATGGTGTGGCCTTCCACAGCAGGTCGCGGAGCTTGTCGCCCTCGCCTGCCTGGAGCATCTCGTTGGCGTCCTTGCGTGGCAGGTGGCAGATGGCCACCTTGCCCAGGGGTAGGACTGCCAGTGAATCCTCGGCGGCCTGGCGACCAGGCTCGTCGTTGTCAAAGCACAGGACAATGCGGCTGAACTGGCCCAGCCATTCGGCATTGGCGGCCAGGTACTTCTTGGCGGACTGCGCACCGTTGGGCAGGGACACCACGGGGAACTTGTTGCCCTGCACCTGCGAGACCGACATGCAGTCGATCTCACCCTCGGTCACCACGCAGAACAGGTTGCTGCCGCCGCCGTGGCCCTGGCGCCAGAGGTGCTGGCCCCAGAGCTGCATGTTGCTGGTATCACCCAGCCAGCGGAACTTCTTGTCGGGGTATCGCAGGTGCTGAGCCACCCGATCTCCCTTCTTGTTCCGGTACTCAGCGACCTGGACGGTGGCGCCCTGGTGCATGGAGTAGCCGTAGTTGAACAGCTTGCAGGTGTCGAGGCTGATGCCCCTCTTCTCCAGTGGCTTGAGCTCTAGGAAGTCGAGAAGCGGCGTCGGTGGTGGCGCCATGGGTTGGATCCGTGGTGGGTGTGGGTCCTTCTTCGGCTGCTCTTGGTAGCCGCAGCCAAAGCAATGGAGATGGCCGTCGTCAAAGCGGGCGGCGTTGTCCTTGCTGTTGCACTCGGGACAGGGCTCGTGCTTCAGAAACTTGCTGGGCATGCGAACCAGGTGGTGGGTATGTGGCCTTCGCACCAGAGAAACCCATGCCGCTCGGCCCACTGCCAGTAGGTCAGGGCCTTGGGCGCACGGGATAGGCGCACGTCGGCGTTCTGGAAGCAGAGTCGGATGTCAAGCTCCGGGTGCTGCGCCTTGACGGCCAACATCTTGCGACGGTCCTCGGGCGGGAAGTGCCCTTTGGTCTCAACCACCACCCCGTTGGGCAGACAGAAGTCCGGGGTGTATGTGGCTTCAATCCGGTAGAGAAGGGCCTGCTCCTCGTAGTTGAAGGGAAGGCCCCGCTTCTTCAATGAAGCAGCGACTGCTGCCTCGAACTTGGAGCGGTACTCAGAAGTCCGGAACATCTTCTGGGATGCTGGCGGTCGAGTCCCAGGGCACGGCTTCGCTGCTGACGCCCGGTGTCCAGCCTTCCTCCTGCCCGAATCCGAAGCTCTCGGCACTGCCGCCACCCTCCACCAGGTCGATGATCTGGACCGCACGCAGTCTGAGCGTGATGCCAGCACCGATGGCAGCTTGATAGAAGGGGCAGGCATCGAAGGAGATGCGACCCGTCGTGCCCGACCACATGCCCTTGATAGTGTCGCGGTCCTTGATGACACCACCCCGTGCATCGAACAGGGCAGGAGCAGCAGACCATGCACGGCCATCACGGTCGATGCCCTTGGCTTTCATCTTGCTCTTGACCACGAAGTACGGGGTGCTGTCGATCTCCTCGTACCCATAGGGCAGATCGGACAGCTTGAACTTCTGGGTGGGGGCCTGTGCCTTCAGTGATTCCTTGTGCCTGGCCAGCAGGTCGTCCAGTTGACCGGCCACTGCATCAGCGGCAGTGGGGTCGAGCAGTCCGACGATCTTGTACACACCCTCAGGGTTGAACTTTGTCTCAGGTTCAATGAGCTTGGGATACTGAAACTTGCAGACAGGAGTGGTGACACGAACCTTGTCGATGAGATTGAAGATGCTCATGTGATGAAGTAGTTGGCGTTGCGGACGTGGTTGACATCCAGCCCGCCCAATGTAGGGCGAGCGGATAGTTTCTGTAGCACATCTGGGGGCAGCTGTTGCAGAAGTTCATCTGCCAGCAGCGTGAACCAGTCGGTGGAGTACAGGTCAGCGAAGGAGTTGCGGACACAATCCCTCACCGTCTCCATCTCAGCGGCAGTCGTGGCGAAGCAGTCGTGGATCCCTCCCAAATTGCGCACCCCAGCGTGGAATGCAGTGATCGTGGCGAACGCCATGTGGCTGGCGTCCAGCGAGTGGATGACGTTAGGGCTGAGGCCATTGCCCATCCGCTTGGGGTTGAGCCCCTTGGGGATGTGGTTGGTGAGCAGCTCCATCGGCACAGACGACAGGTGGTACAGGCGGATGCGTGTACCCGTGAAGTCCATGTACTTGTGGTGGACGTGCAGCCCTGATGGCGACGTCCAGTGCAGGTCGATGCCTGCCTCCCCTGCCAGCTGGCCCACCCTCTTCAGCCAGGTCATGGCCTCCTTGGCCGGGGCGATCAGCTTGCTGGTCTCCCGGTACAGGATCGTGGCCATGTAGTGCATAGCTGCCATGGCCCCCTTCTTGAAGCACCAGCCATCGCTGCCATAGAGCTCGAGCGTGCGCTCGAAGGCCCACTGCTGGCAGAAGTGGAACACCGCCTGGCGGGTGGCTGAGTAGGGCAGGGTCATCACCACCGGCTTGGCCAGGGTGCGATCAGGCTGCAGCTGCAACCAGCTCTGGGCATGCGGGTCACCAGCTGCTGCGTCGTTGCGCAATAGCTCGAGCACCTGGGCCAGCACTGCGGTGTAGATGTCCTGCGGTGTCTCGCTGGACTTCAGGTTCACCAGCTCTGCCATCTCCTCACTGCGCAGCAATGCGGCGTAGTGCTGGATTCCGCTGCAGGTGCAGTCCAGAACGACAGGCAGGTGGCTGATGTAGCCGTAGCCATGGGCGCTGAACTGCTGGTACTCACGGCAGAAAGCGAGGAACTGCCAGGGGTCGGAAGCCTTGGTCCACCAGTCGGCATAGCCCCATGGGTCACGGCCTGCCGCCTCGATCTGCAGCTGGTGCTGATGCACCCAGTCCAGTCGGGCCTGCCAGGTCAGCTTGCTGTGGCCGAACAGGTTGGCGCCATGCACCCGCAGCCAGTCGGCCTCCCGCTCGGTGCGGATGGGCGTGCCATTGGCGAACAGCAGCAGGCCACGGCCCACGTCGTTGCCCTGTGGGTTCACGAACGGGGGTCGGTAGTAATACCTACCCCTGAAATCCAACTGCATGGGGAAGTACATGGCTGGCTCCTCGAGGAACCGGCGTGCAATCCACAGCTGCTTGGCCGTCACGATGCGGCGGTTACGACTGCGGTCGTTCTGTTCATGCAGCTGCCTGGCGTTGAACTTCCAGGCCGCCACGTCGGGGTGGTCATCAGGCAGGTGCTTGGGATAGGGCGGGATCTCGTACCCCTCCCGTGGCAGCAGGCACCCGATGCCCAGGCTCTTGTCCCATGCGTGCTGCACCTGCTCGAGCAGCCAGCCGTTGATCCGATAGGCGACCGTCTGCTGCAAGTTGGCAGCCACAACGAAGGCCTCGTCCCCGGTGCAGTGCTCGGCTGCCTCTTCGTTCCCGCTCTTGAGCAGGGTGTTGAAGGGAACCTCAGTGAAGTAGCCCCCCTCGTATGGGTTCAGCCAGTCCCTGGGCGGCAGCACCATGGGCAGGGAGAAGGGACACAGCGCCTTCTGTGTCTCCTCCACCTGGCGGATCCATTCCATGCAGGCCTGCGTGGCACGCACGCACTTCACCCTGCGGCCGGTGCCGGAGTCGAGGAACAGCTCGATCAGTCCGGTGTGCTCGGCCACCAGGTGGATGAGGAACACGCCAGTCGACAGCCGCTCCTGTGGAGTCCAGGCCACGGTGTTCTGCATGCGACGCACGTCGGCCTGCTTGTGGGTCAGGCGACCACGCACCTTGGCGTGGTGCTTGCGCTCCCACACGGTGGCCCGGGCCAGCATGGTCTCCATCCACAGCATGTCTGCCAGGTGGTAGGCCAGGGCATGCAGCTTGGTGGTGTGGGTGATCTGGTCGAGCACCACCCGGGCAGCAGTGGCCGCGGCCTTCTTGGGTGACAGCTGCAGCAGCGGGCCCAGGTAGGCATAGGTCCGGCCTGCCTTGCCCTGCTCCATCTGGCGGCGGTGATGGGCCAGCACGCCCACCACCTTGTCGACACCCACTGCAGTCAGGGCCTCCCCGTACTTGGAGAGGGACTCCATGCGTGCAGCCCTGCGGTTGTTGGTGATCAGCTCCTGTCGATCAGCCCCCAGCTGGAACATCTCAGCCTCGAGGGCCAGCTGATCAGCCTCCTCTCGGCAACAAGATGGAGATGGGGACGCGCGGATCACGTCCGATTGGTTGGTCATTCCCGTGGAAAATCATGGAGTTAGGGAATGACGAGAGGTTCAGTGGAGCCCGGGTCTCATAATCCGTTGGTGCCGGGTTCGACTCCCGGGGGGCCCACCAAAACTCCCGCCGAATCAGGCACTTAGCTGTGCCCACTTTTTACACAGTGACCCGCTCCGCAACAGATGTTGCAGACGTCGCAACATGCTGCGCATGGGGGATGACGGTCCCCTGGAGCACGTTGATCGCATCACGCAGTTCACGCTGCGACAGGTGTGCGTACTTCTCAGTCACCTGGATGGAGCTGTGACCAAGGATCTTCTGCACCACGTACAGGCTGACGCCTGACTGCACCAGGCGGGTGGCGCAGGTGTGGCGCAGTGCATGGGGTACGAACTGGTCGTCATCGTCCAGCCCCATTGCAGAGCGGGCACGGTCCCAGTAGTACCGCAGGGTCTCGCGGGTCAGGTTGAAGAACACCAGGCCCCGGCTGGCAGCACACCGTCCAGACACGATGTCCCGCACCCTGGTGGTCATCGGCACTGAGCGGGGCAGGTCGCCCTTGTTCTGCCAGATGGAGATGATGTTCTCCCGCAGGTCCACGTCCTTCACCTGCAGGGCCAGCAGTTCACCGACCCTCATGCCTGTGTCGAGCAGGACAGTGATGGCCTCGAGCACAGGGGCCTGCTTCCACTGGATCATCAGGCTGGCCAGCAGCTGCTCCTCCTCCTGCGTCAGGTACCGGATCCGGTGAGTGGGTTCCGGTTGACGGATCAGGCGTGGCTTCTTGATGCAGCCGCCCCGCTCCTCGGCATCAGTGAACATGGCCGACAGGCTGGCCAGCTTGCGGTTGATGGTGCCCGAGCTGTTGCCCTTCTTGCGCAGGTGCTTGACGAACTCATCGATGTCACCGACCTGGATGGAATCCAGGGTGCGATCACCGCCGAAGAACGACACAGCATCCCGTGCATTGCGGGCTGCCTTCACTTCGTTCTTGGTGTCCCGCCACCGCATCTCCAGCGTGGTGTCGTAGGCCTTCTTCAGGGTCCAGCTGCCAGGGTTGGCCGCGGCCTCCCGCTTGATCACTGCGCCCCGCATCTCGGCCTCGATCTGAAGCCGACCGACCACGGCCTCCTCGTGGGATTTGTACGTGGCAGTGCGGCGCTCGCCCTGCACGGTGACATCAACCAGGTAGCTGGCACCACGTTTCCTGATGCCATCTCGCGTTCTGTTACTCATCGCTTTGTCTCTTAGTCGTTAGCTGCCCTACTGGGAGGCGTACTTTCCAGTCACACCTTGACTGTGCGGTAACGATAGACATTATGACTCCAGGACTAGGAGACACAGGCCCGTTAGTTTACATTTACTCGTTGCGTTTGCGCCACGCAGCCAGCCATCCCAGCTTGACCAAGGCCTTGCTTGGCTCAGAGAACTCGTGCTCAAAGGTGGCCAGCCATTCCTCAAAAGCCTTGTCTCGCAGGACTTTCGGGTCCTCCTGTTCTATCGGTGGGTTGGATGGGCAGTATGTCCAGTGCGTTGATTCGCTGTACAAAGGGTGAGTCCAGGCGCTCGAGTGCCATCCAAACTTGGGGTGGAAGTACAGCACCTTGCCCTGGTCGTTCGCATCAGCGTGCTCCGGCTTGGTGCGGCGCAGGTCGTAGACGTTCTCTGGTAAATCCATGATGTGTGGTGGGTGATTGTTGGTGGGTCAGGCCTTGCCGATCACTTCAATCGACACGGCCTGGGGGTAGCGATTGCCTGCAAACTTGGCAGCCTCTCGCTTATTTGCTGCACGGATCAGCTCCTTCATCGGCTTGTTGCCGGGGAACACGACGAGCACCCGGTACAGGGGCACATCCTTGCTGGTTCGGCTGATGCCTTCACCCAGGTTGGGTGCGCTCTCCTCATTCCAGTGCAGCGTGAAGCTGCAGTCCCTGCCTCTCTTCACCAGCCCTGCTCCGCATACTTCTGATGCAGGCCGGTGTACGTGCCCTTGAGCGGGTGCCCATTGGGCAGGTGCTTGCGTCCATCGAGAAAGTACAGCCGGTCAAGGCGCTCCATGCGGGCCTCGTCTTCCTTTCTCCATTCAGGCTGGTAGGTCATGGGTCCTCAGAAGGGCGAGCCATCCTTGCGCAGCTGCTCGGAAATGAGCAGTGCATACCCGGCGATGTCATCCCAGTGGTCGCAGTGATTGGGGTCGCCAGCCACCACGCGTCCGATCTTGTGGAAGATCATGTCGACTGCCTCCTGCATGGAGTAGTTCAGCTCACGGCCCTGGTCCAGCATGTGCTGGTTCAACACAGCCTTCAGTTCCTGGGTGACGGTGGCGTGGATCTCGAATGCGCCGTGCGTTTTCTCACGCTCGGCCAACACGTTCTTGATGTCAGTCATGCTGCTTCCTTGGGTGGTTGGTTGAGGAATCGTTGAGCCTGCTGCCGATCCCGCCTGCCACGTTCAGTGAGGGTGAATCCGCCACTGGATGGACGCACCAGGCTGGCCTGCTGCAGGATCTTCAGCTGTTCGTTGGTCGCATCCACGTACCAGTCCTGATCCCTGGTGAGGAACTTGGTGCGGCACTTGTCCATCAGGGCATTGCGATCAAGGGGCAGGGGATAGCTGCCGTACATGGCAGTCAGCAGCTCACTGCGCAGCACTGCCATCGCATGCGTGTCACTCATCTGCCTGCTCCTGCTTGGGGTGGTACACGCACATGCCGCTGTCCTGCTGGGCCTGCAGCTTCGTGTAGTAGTCCGCAATCTCAGCCTCCTCGTTGCCGGGTTCGGCCAACACATTGAGTGCATGCCGGGCCCAGGCCGCGGCGATCACGGCTGCCTGGTTGTTGGGCTGGACGCCGTAGCTGTCCTGCCACCAGTCTCGATACAGCTGCATCAGTTGCAGCTCACTTGGTTCGGTGTTCATAGGTAGAAGGAGGGTGAGTGATGGTCGGGCTCATCATGTGAGCCACTGCACCCAGGGACCACACGACGATGGCCCAGGTGCACAGATCAGAAATGCTCTTGTTCATCGAGGTCATCAAACACGGTGCGAGCGTGGCCACACAGCTCTCTGTCTTGCTCGGGGGTCCATCGCCGGGCCAGCTGCCGGAGGTCGGCGGCTAGGTCCGGGTGGCCAGCTGCGAACAGTCGGACTGATGCCTTGATCAATAGGCGGTTGGGTTGCTGCATGGTGGGTGATTGGCGGGGCCAGCATGCCGCCCCCAATGGGAGCGGCGCTGGCCTTGTTGTGTTTTGTCAGGTCTGCCAGCCCCACTCCTCGCCGTCGCGGATTGCTTCGGCAATGGAGAGGACGTCTAGCCTTGCCGCCTCTTCATACCAGGCGCGGTAGGCGTCCAGCTCGGGGCGGTTGCTGCATCGCAGGCAGTGGGCCGACGTGGTGTCGATCTCACCGCAGTAAAGGGAGCGGCAGAGCAGCGGGTACTGCATGGTTCTTTGGTTGTGGTGGGTGCGCTGGTGAGCCCAGCAGAGAGGGGCCGGAGCCCCTCAGTGATGGGGTCAAGCCTCACCTACCCGCCCTGGTGGGCGGGAGCGGCGAGGTCAGGGTGCAGGCCTGGCGTAGGGCTGCGTACCGGTGTGGGTCACCGGCTGGGATACCAGCTCGTGTAGAGCTGATGTCCAGAGAAAGGCTGACCCTGCAATCAGGATCAGCCCCATCAGAGAGCGGCTCAGCATCAGATGCCCTCCTGGTAGAGCCAGTCCCGAACGTCGTTCGGGTGGGTAGCCCAGGCCTCGAGGGCAGCAGCCAGCATCGAGCACTCCAGGTAGCCGCAGGGCATGGCCCATAGGGCGCCGTCCTGCTCCAGGTTGCCGGTGAGGCTGAGGAACTTGGCGAAGGTGCTCGGCTGGCGGTTGTCTTCGTTGTCCGCCCAATCCCGCAGCCTCTCGACTGCGTAGAGGGCGTCTTCAACGGTGAGCCACTCTTGTTCTTTGGTTGTCATGGTGCAGATGTGGTGGGTATCGCTACCGGTGAGGGCAGCAGGGAAGGGCCGAAGCCCCTCCGGGATGCCGTCAATAACCCAGCCAGGTGAGCACTGCCTCAGCGTTGTAGACCGCCTGGAAGCCGTGGGCTTCGCAGTCATCTACCCAGCTGCGCAAGGTCTCGCCGTGGCCGTGGAGGATCGCCTCCAGGTCGCCCAGGCTGTAGCGCCCGGTGCGGCCTGCCCAGCTGAGCAGTGCCGCCTTGCTGTCCTGTAGCTCCTCTGCCACCTCCGCGGGATCGGTGACCCCGTATTCAGTGAGCAGGCGGGCGGCAGGCGCCATGGTTGCGCTTGTCATCACAGCAGCTCCAGCACAGCCACCAGGCCCAGGAGGGCGAGGAGGATGGCCTGGCGCTGCTGCAGGTCGCGGATGCGGTCGGCCTGGTAGTCGGCCAGCTCGCATGCCGCGGTGAGCACCTCCGCTTTGGAGGTGCGCTCGGTGATCTGCATTTGTCTAGGTGCGGGATCCGCTCACCTACCGGCACTGGCGGGCCGGAGCGGCGGCGGTGTGGTGGGTAGGCCTGGCTCTCGCCCTGCCTGCATCCACCCTAGCCACTACTGCTGGGGGCTGGGGATGGTGGGCCTGCCGGATTGTCGCAATCCGTTACATCCGGGGATGGTGCGCCCCTGTGCCCCCAGAGCCTGCCCCTGTCACCCGCCTGCGGCGCTCACCCAGGGCTCGCCTCTGTAGCCCCTCCCCGGGCCTCCTGGGCCCCTCTGGTGAGCCGGGGCGTTTCGGGGTCGATTGGGGTTGGTTTCGGTTGGGGCGGTGCACATTGCCCAGGCTCGTGGGAATGAGAACCATTCTCACGGGAGGCCTCAGGGCCCACCCCCTGCGGGGCCACCCCCTGCCCACCCCTGGGGATCTGTAGTCCCTTGTGGTGCCAGTGGCCACGCGGGCTCCCGGGCAGGTGTTGCGGGAAGCCGTTGCAGGGGGCACCCCGCCCCCCTGCCATGAGCGCCCGGCAGGAGCCCCCATGGGGGGTGACGGCCAGCAGGGGGAGAGGCGTAAGCCCCTCACATCCGGGCACCAAAAATCGGCCCTAGTTGCCTTTGGGCTTTTTCTGGCGAAGCCCCTCACGTTTTTCCACCAAAAATTGCCCCCCCAGCCCTTCCTGCGCCGAGGCTCACCCCCCTTGTACTTAGTTGAGCTCTGTCTCTTTGGCTGTGTGGCTGTTAACTGTTGAGGTCCTGGGCCGCCAGGCCCTCTTACGACGTGGTGTGTGTGGGCTACTTAGGTGAACCCAAGTGAACCAGGTATTGGGATATTGGGGAGAACTAAGTACCTAGGAAGGAGTAATCCTTAGTACCCATAGTTCAAGGGGGTTAGAGCCCTACGGGGGTAATCCTGTACCGCTGCAGCAGAGCTGCAGCTATTACCTAGGTGAACCTGGGTAATCCTTAGTACACCTGGGGTTCCCCTCCCCCCTGCCCCCCTCCCCGGGGGCCTGTATCTCTATTCCGCAGTACAGGTGTTCTTGTCCCTGGTGAGTGTGGATGGGGAGTGGCGGGCTACAGTTCTCGCGGTGCCTGTGGTGGGTGCCCAACGGGATTAGGGCTCTGGCCTTGGTCCCTAGACTTCGGAGACAGCAGGAGGCCTCATGGCCCGTGACATCAACGACCAGCTGGCTGACCTGCATTCCGGCCTGGCTGAGCATCTGAAAGCCAAGCTGGATGACGGCACGATCAGCGGCAGTGAGCTCTCCGTGCTGCGGCAGTTCCTGAAGGACAACCAGGTGAGTGCTCAGCCGGTGGAGGGCACGCCGTTTGGGGACCTGGTGTCATCCCTGCCTGATTTGGAGAAGGTGGTGCACATGGCACCACGTCGTAAGTCGGCCTGATGGGCTTCCCTCGTGTCACGGACCTTGGAGCTTTCACGGCAGTAGGGGCTACGACCTATGTGGTGACTGACGGCAATGCCACCACGTACCAGGTCGTCCTGACTGGTGTGACCACCAAGGTGGACCTGCATTTTGAGGAGTCGTTGGATGCCATCAACTGGTGGACAGATGACGACTCCAAGAAGCTCAACCTGACCAATGGCGCCTACGGCCACAAGCACACCAACAGTGCAGTGCCTTTTGTGCGGGTAAGGATCCTGTCCATCGATGCCGGCGCGTCGGTGGCGGTCAAGGTCGCCCAGGACGACTGATGGCTAAGGGGGGTGCCAACTGGCAAGCACTGCCGGAGCCCTTTGCATCGGACTTCCGGTTCTTCCTGGTGGTGGTGTGGCGCCACCTACAGCTGCCGGACCCCACACCGATCCAGCTGGACATTGCGGGGTACATGCAGGAGGGCCCCAAGAGGCGGATCATCGAAGCCTTCCGGGGGGTTGGTAAGTCCTGGATGGCCGCGGCCTATGTGCTGTGGCTCCTGCGCAATGACCCGCAAAAGAAAATCATGGTGGTGTCGGCCTCCAAGACCCGGGCCGACGACTTCGCCATGTTCTGCATCCGCCTGATCCGCGAGATGCCGTTGCTGCAATGCCTGGAACCTGACCGTGAGGACCAGCGGGCTGCTGCAAACCGCTTCGATGTGCGGCCTGCATTCCCCGATCAGAGCCCATCGGTCAAGTCCGTGGGCATCTTCGGTCAGCTGACGGGCTCCCGGGCCGACCTGATCCTCCCGGATGACGTGGAAACACCCAATACCAGCTGGACAGTCGGCATGCGGGAGAAGCTGCTGGCCGCTGTCGGTGAGTTCCAGGCCATCCTCAAGCCCGGTGGCGACATCATGTTCCTGGGCACCCCTCAAACCGAGGAGTCCCTGTACAACAAGCTGCAGCTCCGCGGCTTTACAGGCCGCATCTGGCCCGCCAGGTACCCCGAAAAGCCGGAGAAGTACGGCGAGGCCCTGGCCCCAGTGATCCTCGAGGCTGAAAGGAGCCTGATTGGCAAGCCGACAGACCCACGTCGGTTCTCCGAGATGGACCTGTTGGAGCGTGAAACCTCCTATGGCCGCTCTGCCTTTGCCCTGCAGTTCCAACTGGACACCTCCCTGTCGGACCTGGAGCGGTTCCCGCTGCGGTTGACCGACCTGATGGTGCTCGAGGTGTCGGATCACGCCCCCGAGAAGCTGGTCTGGTCCGGTGGTGCCGAGTACCGCATCACCGACCTGCCTGCTGTCGGCTTCAGCGGTGACTTCTACCACCGTCCAGCCTTCATCCATGGCGACTGGCTTGAGTTTCAGGGCTGCGTCATGCACGTCGACCCCTCCGGCAAGGGTCAGGACGAGACCGCCTACGCCATCGTCGCCCACCTGAACGGCAACCTGTTTCTCCTCGAGTGCGGTGCCTTCAAGGACGGCTACACCGACGAGGTGCTCGAGGGCCTGGCCCAGGCCGCCAAGCGTCGCAAGGTCAACTTGATCCTCCTGGAGGACCAATTCGGCCAGGGCATGCTCGAGAACCTTCTCAAGCCCTACCTGCAGCTGCATCACCCCTGCACCATTGAGCCGGTGCGCAGCAATGTGCAGAAGGAACGCCGGATCATCAATGCCCTCGAGCCTGTAATGAACCAGCACCGGCTCATCGTCAACCGCTCTGTGGTCGAAAACGACGCCAAGGGCCGCGAGGACGATGCAATCGAGAAGCGGCTCAGCTACCAGCTGTTCCACCAGCTCACCCACATCACCGTGGACAAGGGCTGCCTCCAGCACGATGACCGTCTCGATGCCGTCGCTGGTGCTGTCGAGTACTGGAACGAGTCCCTGGCCATCGATGAGGACCGGGCGATCAAGGAACGTAAAGCTGAGCTGTGGGACCTTGAGCTGGAGGCTTTCATGGGCAACATTGAAGGTGCTCTCGATGCCCAACTGCTCGGTGTTTCTCTCACGGATCTTCCGAAAGCTGCTGCGAATGGCTCATGGATCCCAGCACTCCATTGACCCGAAGCCCCGGGCCTGGGTGATTCGCCTGCCTGGCGTCTTTGTCGGCTACAACGGCAGCCGGATAAAAGGGTCCTTCCAGACCATCGTCATGGCAACGACCGAAGAGATGGCCTGGGACGTCGCTATCCAGCACGATGTCTGGGAACAGCTGCCATTCGACGTGGCAAATGTTCAAATCTTCCCCAGAGACCCCGTTCCAAGCCATGGCGACCATCAAGCTGGCTGATGCCGCCAAGCACTACGAAGAACTGCCCCACCAGCTAGCGGCCTGGAACGCCCTACAGGGCCAGCTGACGACTGAACAGCTGTCTGACTTCGCTGAGCTCTACAGAGCGGCTCCTAAGGGCTCTCAGGGGCCTTTGCGGCCCTCCTCGCCGTTCTCTCTCCAGGTGACGCCCAACATCACCTACGGGGAGCTTGCACTGCAGTCCGAAGCACGGCGCTTCAAGGCTCAGCACCAGTGCGATACGGCCACCTTGCTCTGCCAGTTCGCCCAAAAGGCCCGGGATCACTTCAACCGACCGGTGATCATCACCTCCGGCTACCGGCCTCCCAAAATCAACGCCCAGGTGGGTGGTGCCTCACGTTCTGAGCACCTCTACGACGCCCCCGATACAGGCGCCATTGACTTCTACCTGGACGGCATGTCGGTCCTCGAGCTCCAGAACTGGGCTGATCAGCTATGGCCCTACTCCCTGGGCTACGGCGCACCCAAGGGCTTCATCCACGTCGGTATCCGCCCTGGGCGCCCTCGCGTCCGGTGGGATTACTAGGCCCTACCGCTTGGCCTTGCGGCTCACGATCCCAGCCAGGATCTCCACGGCCCGGTACACCTTCACCACCACACGGGCAACATTGCCTAGGCGCTCGTTGTCCTTCGGGGTAGGGGTCAGGTTCACCACCACCAGGGCCAGGCCGTGGATGGCGACCGCCAGAGTCACGTAGTCAGCGAATTGATCCATCTGCTTTTCGATGCAGCTTGCGCTGCAGCTCCCATGCCTCACCAACGCTATCTGCTGCCTCACGCACCAGCCATTTATTCATGGCCTGCTGCCTCGACAGCTGCTCATTCAGCAGTTCCGCTGCAGACAGCAGGCCCTGCCAGTCCTTGTCGTCGTACATCCTGAGGAGTTCCCGCTGACGTGCCTCACGTCGCAGCTCGATCTCCAGGGATTGCTCCAGTTGACTCAACCCTTCTTCTCCAGGTCGCGGATCCGGTACTCGTGATCACGCAGGTTGTTCTCCAGCTGCGCGATGTCCTTGCTTAGCTCGCTGCGCAAGGTCTGCAGCTCCTTGATCACGGCATCCATCCCGCTCTTGAGGCCTGATCTCATCGCCACGTTCTCCATGGCGATCTTCCAAAGGGCTCCTACGGCCCCGACTATGCCGGCTGCTGCCAAGGTCTCAAACACGGTAAACGGGAAGGAGGCCATCTTCCCGGCAGCGTACCGGGTGACCCCCTGTAGCGGTATTACCGCCCCTGTCCCCGGCTCTTTTTTCTGGTTCCCTTTGGCTTGCTGTGGCTTCCTTGCCCCTGCTTGGTCTTCTTTGGGGAGCCAGGGCGGTGCTCAATCCGCCCGGTGCCGGTCTTGGATTTAACGGCCATTAGGCTCCCTGGCCATCGACAGCAGGCTGAACCCCATCAGCAGGAGCAGGCTCAACATGAGCGTAGGGATCACTGGGCCATGCGGGATAGTCGGCGCCGGTAATGTAGGCGGCCAAGCTGGCGGTGTCAGCGGTGTGCTCGATCTCGTAAATCTTGCTGCCAGCCGCTAGGCGGATCTCTTCGCGCCAAGTGCGGAGTACGGGGTCAGCCGCTTTGCCGTTATCAGCCTCGCGGATGATGATCCAATCAGTATTGCGCAGGATGGCATTGGCATTGACGCGTACATAGCCGCAATACATGGCGACCAGCTCTGCATGATTTTTGGGAATCAGCTTGCCGTCTTCGTCGTAGCCCCAATAAAACCGCTCGTCGTACCAAGGTGGCGGTGCTAGTGGACCTTCAAGGCCAATTCTGTCGCGGTCTGGCTGCGTGCTCAGCTTGATCCAGTTACTCGGATACTGAATCCCGTTCCAGGTGAACGCCATGTCATCGCTGACAGTTTTGCCGTCTGGGAGCCTGTAGGTTGCCATTGCGTTTAGGGGTTGGCTTGTGCACGGGCGTACTTAAGCTTAGCGCCCGTGGTGCTAACTGAATACGTGTTGCTGCCTGCAGTGTTATAACTGCCGCTGCTGGTGCGCACTTTGAAACCGTTGCTCAGTTTGTCGGCATGAGTTGCGAAGGTAACAGCGTTGCCGTTGATGGTTATCGCTGTGGGCACGCCGTTTAGGTACACGAAAGGACCATCCGCCAGGGCATTGCCAGTAAAGGTGCCGCTAGTTGTGATGGTACCCTCCGGCAGGTTGGTATCGCACAGCGCCTTGAAGCCGCTGGGGGCGGTGTAGGCGAAGGGGCGAGCACCCCAGTTGGTATTGCACTTGCCGCCATCAAGCACGCCAATCGTCGGCAAATACGTTCCGCTTAACCCGGTATAAGCGGCATTAGTGCCAGAAGCAGGATTGCCGCTGTCGATCCAAGTGTTATTAACACCAAACCAAATTTTGCCTGCATCAAGGTCAACAGCTACCTGCACAACGTCGCCAGTTGTTGCGCCAGAAGAAGATGTAACAACAGACGTGCCACCGCTAATCTTTCTGCCATTCCTGGCGTAATAGACAATTCCGTTCATGCCGGATGGAAAAGTAATTGCCCCCGTAATGTCCGTTGTTTTGATAAAGCCAAACTCACCGTAGTAGTTTCCAGAATCAGTGCTCTGTATTGTTGATTCCCAGTACCACTTACCGCTGAGAACTCCTGCAGTGCCGGTTGCACCCCGCCATGCCCCTCCCGTGCTATTGCCGTCAAGGTTGCCGTTGGTCAGGGTGATCGCACCTGTTAGCGGATTCCAAGTGCAGTAGTTTCCCCTCACACTTCCCCCCAGCCCGTCATCGGTGCCGTAAGAAGTCGGGGTGTCTACGAGCGAATCGTTGCCTGCACCAGCGGTGACGCTGAGGTTATTCGGCGTCCAGTTGTTCCCCAGACCTGAGCTGTCCTTACCCAAGGTCGTGGCGGTTGCAGCAGAATTGTCCGCAAACTTCAGCCAGAATCCATTTGTACCAAAGCTGCCGGTGTAAGCCTTAGGAATCAGTTGCCCAGTAGTGGCACTGACTTCTGTGAAGCTGCTGGGGTCTAGGGCTTGGCCGTCGATGAAGTGGATGTCGGCAAGGTAGCCGGATAATGTGGCAGTTCCAGCAGATGTCGCGCCTATCGAATGTGCTGCTGTTTGGTTTATGCCGAGGTCGTCGTTTTGATTTGGATTTACCGAAGACGAAAAAGCCGTAACCTCAGATCCGTTAACGTATAGCTTGATTCGATTTGCCGCCGTTGCTTGCGTGGTGTCTACCGCTAAGACAATGTGATACCAAGCACTAGGATCTCTATAGACGGCAGATGTCTGCCTAAGGTTGTTGTTGTAGTTAGAAACACGAATGCTGTCGCTTACAAGCCAAAGGCGGAAATACGTTGCGTCAGTTGCTCCGGTTGTACAAGTAAATAGGTGTGGATTTTCTGAAGTCGCAACGCTCTTCACCCACCCCGCCCAGGTCCACGTCTTCCTGTTACCCGCTGATGCAGGCGTTCTGGACAAGTAGGCACTGTCACTACTGTTGAAGCGGAGGGATCTGGGAATGGTGTACCCAGCGCCACCTTCTTGGCCCAGAAGCAGGTCACTTTGGATCATGCTCATTTCACGTCACCAATAAAGCGGACAGCAATGCGAGAAGCGGACTCGACGTGGAACGCCAGCAGATCCACTGAGTTAGCCGCAGTCGTGAGTGTGGGTGCGGTTCCACCTGGGAACTTGAAGACCGAGTTCCAAGACGCTGTTCTGGACCCTGTTCCGTCCTGCACCAGGCGGATCACGCCGCTCTGCCCAGCCACAACATTGGTCGGTGCTCCGATGACCCGGTTGCCACCGAGCGTGAGCTGGAAGTGGTTGCCGAGGCTTAGATCAATCGCCACAGTTGCGGCGTCAGTCAGGGTGACGTAGGTGCCCCGTTGTGCCTTGCTGAACGACTGAACAACATCAGTGACAGCGTTGTTGGCGTTGTATGCCTGGACCGTCGTGCCGATAGCTCCTGTCGCCAGGTAGCCGCTCATTCCAGCTTGCGTCTGGTAGGTGCTGGCCGCGATGGCAGTGGTCAGGTAACCGCTGATGATTGCCCCCGCAGGGATCGTGACCGTGCCTGTAAACGTCGGGCTGGCCAGCGGGGCATAGGTCGTACCAGCAGCAGTGGTCGTCAGATAGGACGACATGCCAGCTTGCGTCTGGTAGGTGGAGGCAGCAGTCGCTGCATCCAGATAACCGCTGACGCTTGAACCAGCCGGGATCGTGACGGGCCCAGTAAAGGCAGCATTGCCCGCAGAATCAAAGGTCAGTCGATAGACGCCACCCGTGGCCAGCCCCAGCTCGTTGGGCCCTGGGCGGCCCATCCCGGTGTCAGGATCGCCATTGAAGGCATAGCCAGGCGTTGCAGCCGAATTGCTATTGCTGCCCCTAAGTTGTCCTGTGATGGTCCCGCCATTGGGACCGATATACCGGGTTTCAGGGTTATTGGCGAAATAGCTGAGGTAGTTCCAAGTCGTCCCAGCGGTTGTGTACCGCAATCGGACAGTCAGACCCGCGTCCCCAACAAAACCGGCCGGAACCCCGACCAGCGGGCTGAACGATTCAATGCCGGTGCTGTCAACAACCTCGATGTAGGTGTTGTTGGCCGGGCTGGCAGGAATCGCGGCGGCGTTGTTCACCAGCGTGAACAGCACCGCGTTGGACACCGCCGCGGCCGCGTTGTTGGCGGTGGTGTTCGCCTGGTTGGCCGTTGTGACCGCGTTGCTGGCATTTGTGCTGGCGGTGTTGGCCGTGCTGACGGCAGCGCTTGCGTTGGCGCTTGCCGTGTTGGCCGTGCTCAGTGCCGTGCTGGCGTTGCCAGCCGCCGTGTTGGCCGTGCTCAGTGCCGTGCTGGCATTGCTAGCTGCCGTGTTGGCCGTGCTCAGCGCTGTGCCGGCGTTGCTCGCTGCGGTGTTGGCCGTTGTGACCGCATTGCTGGCATTGGTGCTGGCGGTGTTGGCAGTGCTCAGCGCCGTGCTGGCGTTGCTTGCTGCCGTGTTGGCAGTGCTGACAGCAGCGGCAGCGTTGGTGCTGGCGCTGTTGGCCGTTGCCGTTGCAGCCGTTGATGCAGCCGTTGATGCGTTGGCTGCAGTCGTGGCGTTATTGGCTGCCGTTGTTGCAGCCGCCGCGGTTGCATTGGCGGTGTTAGCGGCAGTCGTTGCCGCAGTCGCCGCGGCCGTCGCCGTGTTCGCGGCGGTCTGTGCTGCCACAGCCGCAGCAGCCCCGACGTCATTCCTGTCCTGCTGTTCCTGCACCACGTACAGGTTTTGCAGGTCAGCGTTGTTGAAGTCGTCGGCAATCAGGTTGGAGCCGTCCTGCCATGGCACCAGCTGTGAGCTGTCAGGCGTGTCCCGCAGAACTGTCAGCGTGACGCCGTTGGCGGGCGCCACTGTTGTCTGCACCTGCGTGCCACTGGTCCAGGTGTAGTTGGTGCCTTCAACAAGCTGCGATGTGAAGGCACCCGTAAGGATGTTGTAGCCCGTGTAGAGCTTGACGTGCGCCTTCAGCAGATACGGGAACGGGACCGAGAAGGTCGTCGTGGACCCGTTGCCCGCGTATTGCGCGTATGAGAAGGGCACGGAGTTGGCTCCACCTGTGCAGTCCTTATGTTATGGGGCCTGCTACTGACGACCAACTCCCAGGCCAGACAGCTCTTCCATTCGAGTTCTGAGCTCATTGGATCTGTACTTGACCATGGCGCCGTAACGCTGGGCAAAGCCCTGGGCGACAGGATCCTCGTTGGTGAGCAGCTGAATCAGGGCAGCGCGGTCGTAGTAGTCGATGATGTCCTGGATTGGCCGATACAGCTCGCTCTCCTTGCGCACCGAGAACTTGGCCTTGTTGACACGCTGGTCAGGCCCCATGGTGTCTGAGGCCAGCAGTTTCTGATAGCCAGGGCTGTTCTTCAGTGCCCGAAGTGCGCCGCGGAGATCCTTGCCTTGGATAAAGCCGTCGATCGGGATGTAGGTGTCACGGCCAAGCATGGCGGCCGCAGGGACTTCAGCCTTAATGCTGCGCATTTGCACGCGATAGAAGGCCTCCTCCTCATTGGTCATAGTGAGGCCGACATCGCCTTGGCCATTGGGACTTGGCAGCGCCACTTGGCCATTGGGCCTTGGCTTAGTCGTCACCCCTGCATCACTAAGCCACCGGTACAGATCGTCTTGCGGCTGGATCACAGGCATGAACGGAATCACCGCTTCTGCCGGGATGCCAAAGGGCCGCTTGATCTCGCTGCCCAGCCAGTCGAGGCGGGTAGGAGCCTTCAGGACTTGGTTGAGGCCAGGGATGGGACGGGCCACCTTCTCGCCAACCTTCTGCAGGAACTCGAGCACCGGCGCGATGTTCTCGACATAGATCGGATCCATCTCGAGAGCCTTTTTCTCATCAGCCGACAGGAAGCGCCTGCGATCCGTTGCCTCGAGCGGGGCGCGGCCAGCCCGGGCCAGCATTGAAGTGATGCCAGAAAGAGGCAGAAGGCCGCCCATCTGAGTGGCCAGGATGTCAGCCATGTCAGCCCTGTCGGGCTGTGTCATGGCATTGAGCACCGTGGTGGTGTTGAGCAGGCTGGCCTTGTTGTTGGCCATGCGCGAGAGCGCGATTGCAAGGCCAGTGGTGGCCTGCTGGAGATCGCCGTCGCTGATGGCTTCTTCGACCACCAGCTGCTGGATGTCGGCATAGAGGCCCAAGATGTCGATCGGGTCGATGCCACCAAAGCGGAACCGTGCAGCCGGGATGACCTTGCCAAACAGCTGGAAGCTGTAGGGAGTGTTTAGTCGGCGCCAGCGGGCGTATTCCTCTGGGTCAGACGGGCCGCCACCAACAAAGCCGCCGGAGGCGATCATCGCGCTGCCGGCCGTCAGAAAGCCCAGCGAGACGATGGCCTGGGCCCGGGCTTGAGCCAGCACCTCTGGCGGGGCGTTTTCCATCTGGGCGCCCAGTGCCTTGATCACAGACGGCACGATCGTGCGATCCAAGCTCCACAGCAGCGAGTTCAGCGGTGTCTTGAAGAACGGCAGCTGCCACGCCACAAAAGCGTTCTGACGGGTCAGACCCAGGCCCTGAATGATTGGATCCTTGATCGTGTTGGTGAAGGTGACGTTGGCAGCACGCTGCAGGCCGATTGCACCCAGTTCGGTGTCAGCCCTGGGGACGCCCTTCAGATCGTTGAAAGCCTGCAGCCGCAGCACGTCATCAGGAAGCTCGTCACCCAGGGGGATGCCCCGCTCACGACGGAACTTCACCAGGTCTTCTTCGCTCATGTAGCCGCTAAAAAGGGAGCCCTCGGCCATCTGCTCGGCACGCTGGGCCACCCAGTCGGAGCCCACCGGGCGACCGGTGCCCTCATCCACCACGCCCTTGGCCTCGTCAACAGCCCGCAAATAAGCCTCGTGGTTCACCTTCCACGAGTAGGCCATAGAACGGATCGCCTCATCACCAGCGCCCAGCAGTCGGAAGGACGGCAGGTAGCCGCCGTTCCAGCCCAGGAACTTCTCGCCAAGGTTGCCGAGCGCCAGGCTGGTGGCTGCGTTCAGCACATTCACCAAGGTCACCGCTGGACCGGTGCCGGCGGTGTTGCGCCAGTAGCTGGGATCCGTCAGCAGATCGAATCCAACGGTCAGTGCATCAACGATTTGCTGTTTCTCGTTTTGAATCAGATCGGGCGCTACCTCCATGGCGTTGTCGAGGCCCATGACGGCACGGCCTGTGCCCAGATACGTGGTGGCGTTCTTCCACGCCATCTGCCACGCATCAAGGGTGGCCCGGTTGGCGAAGGCCGCAGCCCGCAGGCCATCCATAGCCCCAACGCGAAGGCCGCCCTCGATGATGTCCTCGACGCCATGGTGGAACGCCACCAGCGCGCCGCTGACCGGGTTGCGGGCCAGCCACGTGCCGGGCGACAGCAGCACGTTGTTGCGCCGGAAGTTGTTGAGCAGGTGAACCTGCGACATGAACCGGCTGCTGTTGAGGTTCGTGCGCGTGATGTTGTTCGTGCGAACGACGGCTGCCAGCTGCTTGAGCTTCAGCGCATCGCCCTTCTCGACGTGCTCGAGCGTTTGGCCAAGCAGGGTCTCGCCTTTGATGTCTTCGATGGTCAGTCGTGCCCAGTTGGCGTCTGGGCTGATCAGCTCAAAGTCGGTGCCATCCATGCCGAACTGCAGGCCGCGCAGCGACTGGCCGATGCGACGGCGAACAGCGGCATCGAGGTTCTCGAAGAAATGCGCCCACTGAGCGGCATGGCCCAGCTGCAGCCTGAGCTCATCGGTCAAGGCGCCGGCTTCCAGGGCGCTGGCCACCTCCTCGAGCTTGTCGGCGTATTGGCTGACTGAATCCCATCGGGCCTTGGCAGCCTGCACCACAGCACCGGGAAGGCTGTCGATGCCACGGAAGCGGCGGCCCAGGGCACCAGCCAGCTCGCGCACATCGCCACCGGTCTCCCGTGCCATGCGCATCAGGCCCTGCATGGCCACTGATTCGCTGAAGGGCTTCTTGAGCTCAATGCCCTTCTTGGTGTTGGCACGCTTGAGCCCCATCACCTCGAGCAGGGCCGTGATGTTTTCTTCCTCCGGTGGGAGCTCGCTGTAATCAACGCCGTATTGGCGGTAGTTGACCATGCGGCCGCTGCTGCCACGGGGGCCTTCGTTGTTGCGGAAGCCCATCTCCACGAGATCGCGGATGGCCTTGGTGCCTTTGGCAATCAGATCGCTTTCGCCCTGCTTGATCCAGGCCTCATTGGACACACCGACTTCCTCGCCGGTGTAGGTGCGCAACCGGGCCACGCTCTTGCCGGCCGCCGGTATGTCTTCCACCTCAAGGAGTGACCTTGCTGTGGCTTCCATCTCATCGAGTTGTTGAAGCTTCGCCTCGATCTCTGCGATCTGTTGGGCGAGGTTGTTGCAGTCAGCCATCAGCAGGAGCCTCCTTGGGATTGTTTGCGCAGCTCCTCCAGCTGCCTGGCGAGCTCAGCTCGCGCCTTGGGAATGTCGGCCAGGGCCTGCTTGGCGGCCTGGGCCTCAGCAGTGGTGGGCTTGGGCTGTTTCTTGCCCTTGGCTGGCCCCTTGGCGGGGGCTGGGACCGCTTCTTTGGGCACCACCACGGCCTCGCCGTTGATGCTCGCCATCACCGATTTGGTGTCGTAGAAGGCTGGCTTGCGATCAGGCTTTGGCTTCAGCTCTGGGTTGAACTGCTGTGCGCCATCAGCCTGTGCTGAGCCCTCCCCGCGATAGGGCTGCGGCGCACGCTCACCAGTGACCGACAGTTCTGGATTGAACTCAGGCGTGCCTGGCCGCACGCGATCAATCGCACCGCCGAGCTCATAGCGGTTGTAGGCAAACATGCCGCGGCCCATCAGCCCCAGCCGCTTCTTCTCATCCCAGCTGAGGCGATCCCAGCCGTTGGCAGCCATCAGCGCATCCTTTTGCGCCTGCATGGCTTTGGCATCGAGCAGGTTGTACTCGAAGCGCAGACGCATCTCGTCGATCAGCGCATCAGCGTTCCGCCCGCCGGCCTTGTAAGGGGGCAGTGCGTCGGTGTTGAAGGCCATCGCCAGCTGGCCGGTTTCATCGCTGAACAGGTCATCCACGAAGTTGCCCTGCTGGAAGAAGTCCGGCGCTTTGGGGCGATTGGGGATTGGCGTCACCGGTGCCTGCACCTCGCCGTTGTCGATGGCACGGCGGAGGATCTCAGCCTTCATCTGCTCGCGTGCCTGCGCGTCCAAGCCACGGGGCTGGAACTCGCTCAGCGGCACCGCCATTGGGTTGCCATCAGCGTCCACCACCTGGCCCATCGGCGAGCCCGTGGACAGGTCCGCCGGCACATCGAGCAGCGGTGCATCTGCAACGCCGGCCACGTTGGTTGTCAACGGCATTGCCAACTGCTCTGCCTCAGGAGGCAGGTAGCGGCCGCGGCGTTGGCTGAGCTCAACCAGTGCGTCGATGATGTCGCTCTTCTTGGCGTTCCACACGCGGCGGCCGGTGCGGGCCTTCACCAGTGCTGCCACTTCAGGCGACGACTCCGGCATGGCGAGCCGGCGCAGCAGATCGCGGTTCCAGCCCTCCAGCGCTGCGCGGTAGTCATCAGGAGTGCGGTAGCCGAACTCGCTGGCGGTGCGGGTGAACTGCTCAAGGGGTGGCAGTTGGATCTCAGCGGCCAGATCGAGGCCCAGCTGCTGCGGCAGCACCATCTCGAGCTGATCGCCCACCAGGCTCTCGGGCACTGCCATGCGCTGCTGTACGGCTTGCAACTGCTGTTGTGCGACAGCCAGTTCGCGTTGCACCTTGGTCACTTGGCCTTTGGCCCCACGGGGGGTGAGCTCACCGGACTGCTGGCGGGCGTCGATCTCAGCCAGTCGCTCGTTCAGGCTGTTGATCTGGTCCTGAGCGGCCTGCAGTTCGTTGGCGTTGCGCTCAGCACCGATCTCACGCCACACGCGGGAGTGGATCTCGCGCAGTTGGCTGTCGTCGAGCTCATCCAGCTGAGCCAGGAAGGTGTCGATCTCAGGTCTGGTGTCGAGATCAAGCTCGCCCTGCCGGCTGCCCCTGGGTGCGAGGAACTGCTCAGTGGTGCCGCTCAGGTTGAGGTCGGCCACCTGCTGGTCGATCTGGTCGATCTGCTGCAGTAGCTGCTCGGCGGTTGCCTCGTCCACGCTCGGCAACTTGGCCAGCAGCTCGCCGCGTTGCATCGAGAGCTGCTCGATCTCGCCGCGAACGGATGGATCACCGGTGGTGACGCGCAGCTCGAGCTGCCCGGCCTCGCCTTGCTGCACCAGGCCCATGGACTGCAGGCGTTGGCGCTGGGCTTCCACCTGGCGGATCTGGGTGGCCTCATCGAGGTAGCGCTCGATGGCGCTGCCATTGGGCACGGCAGGAACGATGGCGCCGCCGCTCTGGTACGGCGGCAGGGCCGGCGCCCCCGGGGCATCGCCTGGCAGTGATCCGCCTGGGGTTGCCTGATCAATCCGCACCGGCGTGATCGGCCCGCCTCCAGCGGCGGCCTGCATCTGAACGCTGGGCAGCTGGGGGATGTCGGCCCCGGGAGGCAGCTGCGGCGCATCGGTGCCCCGGTACATGTAGGGCGCCAGTTCGGCGTCGGCGATCTCATCCAACAGCGACACGCCGCCGTCAAACATGGCGCGGCGGGTGGGGCCGAACATGCTCAGCGCACCAATCACGGTGAGCGGTGCGGCCAGGCCCTCCACCAGCAGACCCTTGCCGAACTTCTGCAGGTAGTTGTCGGTCTCGTCGGCACGGCCGGGCAACCGCAGGCCAGCCATGTCGCCAAGGTTGGCGAGGTTGCCGTCGTCTTGGTTGATGAACGGTGCAGCCAGGGTGGTGCCAACCAAGGCTTCTCCCACCCGGGTGCCGGCAGTCAGGCCTGTGCGCAGGGCCGGGTTGGCCCGCTGCGCTACGGCCAGGCTGCGAACGGTGCGTGTTGCCTTCAAGGCATCAGCAGCACGCTTCACCTGGGCCAGCTGGCCGACGCGCTTGATCAGTGATGCACCGGTGACAGCACCGATGACCTCAGCGCCGATGGCCCCACCGACCTCGAGGCCGGGCTGGTCCGCTGGTGTGACCTCTTGGCCGATGCCGATGCGGAAGGGGTTGTACTGGCGGGCCACCTCATCGGGGATGGTCCATGCGTCTTTGACGTCGATCGTCTTGCGCTGGACAAGATCACCAACGGCATTGCCCAGCTTGCTGATTGCATTGATGGGCCCCACCACCAAGCCAGCTTTGGTGTCAGGCGAGGCCAGCACATTCATCAGCTGGCCGAGTGGTTTGAACGGGCCGAGATTGCTCTCGAGCCTGCTGTTCATCTCGCCCCTGGTGGGCTTGCGGCCCTGGGTCTTGGCTTGTGCGGGAGCCGCAGAACCACCGCCTGCTGTGGGTTCAGTTGGAACGACTGGATCAAAGGCCGAGTCGTCTTCGATTGGAGCCAGGTTGAAAGCAGGCATGGGTCAATACTCCCCTTGGTGTGGCAGGTCGATTGGCCTGATTGCGTCACGCCCCATCTGGAGCATGTCCACCGTGTTTTCAGCTATCCGCTTCCTCCTGGTGTTCCATTCGTAGAGAAAGTCGTTGCCGATCTTGCGCAGATCAAGCTGGAACGGCAGGGGCAAATCCCAGATCTTTGCTTCGCCAGACGCTCCGGCGCGTTCCTTATCAAGGAAGAGGAACACTTGCTGTTTCAGGGCCCTGCGCGTCTTGTCATCCACGAAAATCGATAAATCAATTTTGTCCCTGACAAACACGTCGCCTGGCGCGGACGCAAATGCGCCGGCCTTTCTGGCCTCTCGAGCCCAAGCATCAATTTGAGGCTTTAGCGCCTCCTTGAACTGGCGTTCGGTAGGAGCCGTGACCCGACTCCTTGGGTTGGGATTGGTGTTGTTTAGGCGCTGCTTGTTCTCTGCCTCAATAGGGTTCCAGCTGTCAATTACCTCACGGATCTTCTGGTTCCTTTTGATTGCCTCTTCATGGAGCCGCGGATCAATCTTGAGATCTTTTTTCTCCAGCCTCCAGTAGCCAGGCCCGTTTGGCAGGCTGCGCCTGTCAGGGTCCATCGGCCTTCCGGCCTGCTGGAACATCCGCCGCATTGGCAGCGGCTGCAGCCCGGCCACGTCCTCAAAACCGCCTTGCTGAGTCAGTTGCGCCGCTAGCTGATCGCCGAGCTGTGTGTTCGGCTCAACAGCAGAGCGACGCCCCACCTCGCCGCCATTGCGCTTGTACGACTCCCAGATCGCTTGGGTGTACTCAGCGATGGATGGATAGCGCCGGCCTTTGTAGAACTGCGGCTTGGTGTCGTTCCAGAGCTTCGCCTGCCCGGAGTACCAGACAGCCGCTGCTCGCCGAATCGCTTGTTCTCCGCTGTACCCGGCCGACTGCTGATCGGCAAGCATGTCGCGGAACCGGCCATTAACCACCGCATCCTGCGCATTGCGATCACGTAAGAACTGCTGTGGTGTTAGCCGTCTTCCCAGATACTTCTGCGTCCAAGGCCCTACGTTCTCCGGCATGACTTGGCCAATGCCAAGCGCCCCAGAGTCCGGGTTCACGGCGCTGTAGTTGCCGCCTGATTCCTTGCCAATGATCGCAGCGCGAAAGGCGCCGATGCTTCCTGTCGGCGCTGGCTGGCCGCCAGATGGTGCTGACAAAGATGGCGGCAGCGTTGCTGCAGCGGCGGGCGGCGTGAGTATCCGCATGAGCCAGCCACCAGGCCGCAGTGGGTTGTACCCAACCGGCAGCATCCCCAGCCCTGAACCCTGCAGGCTGGGCAGTTGGCTGCTCGACACCGTGTTGTTCGCACGAGATTGCTTGACCTTCTCCTGCAGCCAGCGCGTGGCATCACCGTTGGGATCGAGCTTCGGGTAGAAGCGCAGTTGCTCGAGCAGGTAGCGGAACGTGCTGGTGTTGGCACGCTTCGCCAGGTTGTAGAGCTCAGCGCTCACCGGCTTGTTGCCCTGCAGGTTGACCAGCTCGGACCGCAGCCACTGGCCGTCCATCACCGGCCGGCGCTGATAGGTGCGAATCGTCTCGTCAGACAGCGATGCGGCACCAGCCTTGGGCACCCCGCGAGCAGCGGCAGGGTCAGTGCCAACGGTGCGTGGCCCAACCTCGCCAGGTTTACGGCCAGTGAGCTCGGTCATCACCTTGGCCCACTCCGGTGTTTTGCGCACCGCCGCCTCGGCCTCAGCCATCACCACGCTGCGGGCAGCAGGACTCATCACCTGCCCAGGCCGTTCGGCCTTCCAGGAGCGAATCGCCTTGGACAGCTCCCTCTCGTAGAGGTTGGTGAGCCGGTTGGCGGCAGCCGTCAGCTTGGTGTTCTGATAAGCCGCTGAGATCGCCGCTGTTGCTGTCGCACCACCCGACAGCTGCTGCGCCACCACCTGGGCCAACGCATCACCGCTGCGGCCATTCACCTTCTGCTGGCTCTTGAGCTCACGCACGGCCTGGCTGTCGAGATCCTGCAGCACTGCTGCTGTGACCTTCTCCTTCACGCCAGGGTCAAACTCGGCCGCCGAATCACGGGCCTTGTTGATGGCAGCCACCATGCGCTGGTAGTCATCGCGCCGCCCCTCGGGGGTGGGGTTGAGACTGGCGATCTGCCTGGCCTGTTGCAGGGCGTTCTTGTAGGCGCCAGGGTCATCGGTCCAGGTGCTCGGCCCGACCGCTTCCATCTGAACGATGAAGTCCTCCACCTGGAATGGATCAGGGGGCCGCACCACCTGGGTGAACTCGCTTTGATCTTTGGCCCGCTGGGCGATGTACTCCTCAGGCTTGAGGTAGCCCATACCCAGGGCTTGATTGCGGAACTCGAGCAGTGCTGCCGGATAGCCGGGGTCCGCCGGATCGAATTGGCCAGGGCCTGAGTACCAGAGCCGATCGAGCGTCAGCTCGATGTTCTTCTGCCGCAGATCGTGTGTCTTCTGCACAGCTTCCTGTCCGCGCACCTGCAGTTCGAGGGTCTCGAACGGGGCCATCGCGCCCCAGGTCGGCCGCTTCTCGTAGGGCATGGACGGGTCGCCGGCCCTGATGTTCTGCAGCACCGCACCGGCAACCGGGTCGCTGCCGTAGGTGCCGATGATCTGCTCGCGCAGGAACTGCACCGTGCGCTTGCGGGCATCGGGGGCCAGCAGCTTCAGCTGTTGATCCAGCGCAAACGTGATCGCCGCAGCGCCGTATTGGGTGAACTCAGGAGTGCCGGGCTTGAAGGTGACGCCTTGATGCGTGTAGCCCTTGGTCATCAAGTCCTCCATCACTGCGGCCGTTGCGGCCACCGTGCTGTTGCGGGTCGATTCCTCAACAGCTGTGTCGTAGAACTTGCGCTGCTTGTCGCGGTATTGATCCCAGGCCTGGTTGAGCTTGGGGGTCACATAGAACTGCACCTCTGGTTCGTCACCCGTCAGCTGAAACCGGTTGAGCACCTGTGACGTCAGCTGCACCTGGCGCTTGGTGAGCTCTGGGCTGTCAGGACGCAGGGTGCCGAGCATCCCGGCATTGGCGGTCAGGTCGTCTTCCAGTGCATTGGAGATCTCAGAGCCGGCCAACTGCGCCAGGGCCCGCCGACGGCCGATCAGCTTCCACGGGTTCGACTCGTTGAGCAGCTGAGCAGCAACCGGGTCCACCTTCTCCAGCTGCCCGATCTGGCTGGCTGCATCAGCAGCACCGGCCTCGGCCTGCACCTGCAGCGAGAGCGTGGCTTTCGCCTGCTGGTTCTTCAGCTCGGCGTAGTACCCCTCCTCGATCTGGCCTTTGCGCAGCGACAGATAGCCCTGCCCGGCGACATCCATCAACGCCTTGTTGAACGGCGCCAGCGCAGTGGCGAGCTGCTCGTATTGGTTGAAGCCAGCGACATTGCCGCGCGATCCGATCTGAATCGTGCTGATCCCGCTCGGGTTGTCGAGCTGCACTGGCCTGGCCGGCGCAGCAGGCTCCGGTTGCGCCGCCTGAACAAAGGCCCCGATCGGCCGGGCGACCGGCGTGATCTGACCAAGGGGAAGGTTCCTGTCTGCCATTGATCGTTAGCCGGGTGTGCCGGGGCCGCTGGGGGATGAGGGCCTCTTCAGCCCTTTGACTGCGCCGGCCATCGAGACGGCCGACTGCACGCCACCGAGCACTGCGGTGCCGATGTTCAGTGCCGCCGCTGCACCGCTTGGACCCGCACCCGTCATCGACGGAGGCGGTGGTGTCAGCAGTGTTGGCAGCGGAGCAAACGGTGGGATCGGGTCGATGTAGGGCTGCTCTTCGTAGAACTGCTGGCTGTTCCAGCGGTTCAGGTACTGGGCCACCTGGCCCGCTTGCTCCCGGGTGTACTGGCGAGTGCGCAGTCCGCGGTTGATCGACTGCAGCGTTTCGTAGTCACCTACCTGGCGGGCATAGTCGTTGACGATGCGATCAACGGACCGGCCTTCCTGGCCCATGGCCTGCACAGATGCCCGCGCCTGCAGCGCTCTCCAGCGGTATTGCTGCATCGCCACGGCTTCTTGCATCGAGGCCTCCTGGAAGGCCTGGCTCATCGCATCGCTGTCTTGGATGTAGGCAGCACCAGCAGCGGCACGGGTCTGCCCCACCACTTCTGCTTGGCGGATGCTCTTGACCAGCTCGAAGTTTCTCAGCGAGTTGGTGTAGGCCAGCTGCTGGTTGTAATTGACCGTCTCGGCCCAATACTTCTGCTGAGCATTGGCATCGGTGATCCGAGCGTTAAAACCCGCCTGCCATTCGGCAAAACGCCCGTTGGCATCCTGGAAGGCCTTTTGATTTTCGTAGTCCTGGCGCTGGGCGGCATGGCTGGCGCCAGCCCCCAGGATCCCCATGCCCGCGTTGGCAACGCCAAACGCAATCGAAAACGGATCCATCAGCTTGCCCTCCAGAAGTGGCAGAACAGCTGAGCGCTGCGCCCCCGCGGGGCGGGCGTGTCGATCGTGAAGCCCAGGTGCTCAAGCCACCGCAACGTGGCCAGGTTGGATGCCAGAGCCCAGTTCTCAAGGCAGCCGGCCCCATCACGCAGCAGGCCATCGACCCACACCCTGCCGCCACGAATGAACTGGCGGCGATGGCTAGCTGTTGCGAGCAGCTTGTCGGTGCCCAGCAGCCAGATCAACGATCCATTGACGCCGCAGATGCCCACCGGCTCACCATCATCTGCATCTATGCAACGACAGATCGAGCTGCTTTTCCAGCTCCCAATCACGGCCTCTTCTCCTGTGATCCCATGGCTGTAGAGCACCTCAAGCTGATCTTGATAGCGGACCCGACTTGCAATGCGCTGCACCCGTGCAGTTGTTGGCTCAGACCAGTTCATTGCAGGCTCCTTGCTTGACTTGTGATCAGGCCCACCCACTCGCAGGTACTGAACTTGCAGGGGTGGATGGTGTCGTTGTGGACCTCGACGATGCAGTTCTCTCCCTTGCTTGCGATGGGGATCTGGAACACACCCTCGAAGTACCGCTTGTTCTCAAGGTCGTAGCCATTCGCCATTGCGCTACCCAGCGAGGAGTTGCGACTGCCGAGCACCGTGCCATCAAACTTGTAGAGCGCCATGTCACGGCGTTCTGCCATGACATAGACCTCGAAGTACGAGGTCTCGTGATAACGGAGCTTGGCGTGACGAACCTGTGTCCGCTCGACGTTGGCTGCAGCCTTCCCGCCACCAACCTCCTTGTAGAGCTTGAAGCGAGTGAAGCGATACACGAAGTCGTAGACCTCACCGAAGAACACCGGTGCCGCAGACCAGTCGCCACTGGCCACGATCGTGTTGCCACTACTTGCTGATCCCAGCCGCACGCCGCCATTGCTGGTCATGCCATAACCAGACCAGGCCTGTGTTGGCGCCTTGATCGTGTACGGCAGCGTCCAGGTGGTCTGCTTGGTGGTGGCGTTGTAAGTGCCAGCCGCCACTCGAATCGCCGCCGGTGTTTCGGTGGTAGTTGAGATCCGCCTGTCCAGCAGCAGGGGGTAGGGATTGGGGGTGACGTCGCTGAGGCGATCTGCGACCGGCATCTTCTCCAGCCACACCTCAGTGCCGTACTCCACCAGCAAATACATGATCTCCTGCACGCAGAGGATCTGCAGGATTCGATCAGCGCCATTGAGCTGCCAATGGCTCCAGCTGCTCTGTGCGCGTTCAGCGCCACCGCCGGTGTTGCGGTAGAAGTATTTGTAGACGTAGATGCGGTCGGTAAAACCGCTCTTGTCTGACACGGCAAACCAGCTGTTGCCCGTGTCGTTGGCCGTCAGCTTGAACACATCCGCTGGGATGTAGCTGCTCACGTAGCCGGTCAGATCAGACGCATCAGCCACCAGCGCAGTTCCCGCACCGCGGACACTGAACTCACGGAACTGACTCCACTGGCCGTTGGCCTGACAGAAGATGATCGTGCCCTGCACCGGAATTGGCCTGCAGTCAGGGTCGATCTCGTACTGGGTCAACACCGTGATCACGGCGCTGGCGGGGGTCAGGATGGTTTCGGCAGCGTTAAACCTGAACTGGATCTGGTCGGAGAAGATGATCAGCTCGTCCTGGTACGGGATCGCGTAACGCAGCACCGACACCCGGTTGTTGCTGGCCGTCAGGTCGATCGGATCCGTGTCCAGCACGGCAGTCACGGTCTCTGGGAAGAACTCGAAGAAGTCCCGGGTGCGGCTCAAGATGACGTTCTCATCTGCCAAGAAGCCCAGCCGGTTCTTGTAGATGAAGACGTCCTGGATGGGATACCCAATGAAGCTGGGGTCCGGTGCGGTGTCGTAATCACCTGCAGTGCGTTCGCCCCAGGTGGGGATCGTTACGCCACCCTGGGTGCTGCCATTGGCCGGGCCGAAATAGAACGTGCCATTCGGCAGCCGCACCAGCAGGTGAGGCATCGTCGCCGGGTTGATCTTGTACTCAACTCCGGGGCTGACGGTCTCTTGCCATGAGCCCTCGCCAAAGGTGCCGGCGCCCGTGCGAGGAACAAAGCTGACGTAGTAGCCGTCGAACTTGTTGCCCGGATCGCCCACCACCTCAACCTGATAACCCTGGGGGGCAATGGTCGGAAGCTCGGTGAAGGCCTGAACGCTGCTGGTGATCGCCGTGATGTCAGCGTTGGCCCGGGCGTCAGACGCTGCAATCGTGATTGCACTCGAGGAGGTGAAGTGCAGCACGCTGCCTCTCCTCGAGATCGACACTCCACTCACACCACCCAGTGCCGACTGAATGGCAGTGGCGATGTCCTCTGTGCTGATGCGGTTCTCAGTCGTGGTGCTGCCGCTCACCACAACCGGCGCCACTGGAGTTTGCACCGTGGCCTGGGTGCCGTTCACGTTGACCTTGTAGGTCTGGCCGTAGTTGGCAGCCTTCACCCACACCAGCGCTTCATGGTTTGCCGGCCTCGCAGTTGCTGGCGCCAGGCTTGGGTCCATCGCCGGCACCGCCTTCGTGTTCGAGATGAAGGTGTAGTCGGCAATCGTCGCCGCCCTGATGTCGCTCTTGGCGCTCACCACCGACGACAGGTAGCTGTAACCCGATGGCGCGTTGACGGTCTTCTCGTTGCCATCCAGATCGAAGACCTTGATGGCGGTCTTGCCAATCACCACCAGGTATTTCTCTCCTGCATCACGCAGGATCTGATGGAAGTAGACGTCCCCGAAACTACTGTTGCTGACCTTGGCGATGACTTGCGTTGGCTCACGCTTGCGCAGCCCCTCTGCCAGGGAGCTCATCGCATTGATCTGTGTCTCGCCTTGGCTGGGTTCGCGCTGCGCGTCGGGCTGCTGGCTAATCCCCTGAATCAGGTTGGGGATCGTGTAGCTGACGAGGTTAGCCACGCAGATACCCCCGGTTCCTGCCCAGCAGACCCATGCCCGGCGAGTAGGTCGGCATCGGCCTGAGCCCCGGGCCGCCGGTCAGGCTGTTGGGCTGGGCCTGCTCGATCTCAACGCGCTGCAATTCCACCAGCGCCATCTGTTCATCCAACGCGGTGTATTTGAAGATCGCGTCAGAGCCCAGCACCCGGTTGCTAAACACCCGCGCTGAACGGATCACGATCCAGCGGTTGAACGCCTCCGGGCACTCGTCCCAGGGCAGAAGCCAGACCACATCCGCTTCAAGGCTGGGGATGTCTGCGCCCAGGATGTAGCTGCGCTTCTCGCGGTCATACACCCGTTGGCCGCGCAGCTGGAAACGCCCGGCCCACTGGTAGGCATCAGGGGCAAAGGAGACGACGTTGGCCGGCACCACGATCTGATTGGTGCCGGCGTCCTTTACGAACTCGTAGGCCTGTTCACTGTTCCAGCTCCAGCCTCTTGTCTGTCCTTCTTTGTGGAACTCGAGGATGGTGCGCTCAGCCATGGTTGCTTCCACAACCTGCTGGTTCTCAAGGCTGTTGACCGGCTGCTCGCCAATGTTCTGCAGGCAGATGTTGACCGCCTCAAGCAGGGTCGTCCTGCCAGGTGTGTTTCCCTGATTTGCGAGGCCCATCTGAGCACTGCAGGGGTGCAGTCTTCATGCTATCGGCAGGCACAAAAAAGCCCCCTGTTGAAGCTGACAGGGGGCCTAGGCCTCGTCCTCCGGACTAAGCCTATGGGAGTTCGATCACACCTGCACACTCAGCACGCAGGACACCCATGCCGATCGCCATACGGCTGACCATCAGGCTGGCCTGGTACATGATGTTGAAGTCGCCGCCCTGAGGGGTGACTTGCAGGCTGGGGCTGCGCAGGGTCAGCACACCGATGGCATCGCGGTGGAACACGATTGCCTTGTTCTTCGACAGATCCTGCTGATAAGCGGTGTTCTTGTCGTAGGTGCCGTTGGTGTAAGCAGCCTGGGTGACGTGGTTCGACTCGATCACGGGGATACCCTTCACGCGCAGCACACGGCCGCTGGCGAAAGATCCGTTCTCACCGCCGGCTCCATTGAAGTCCGCGTTGATAGCGCGGGTGGAATCCAGCAGGACGTCGTACTCATCGGGACCCACGACACAGAGGAGATCCTCGGTGGGTACGTCCTTCTTCTTCATCGCCACCTTCAAGGCGCTGATCTTGGCGACCAGCTCATCGCCCTTGGCATTGGAGCTGGCAGCGGCATAGCCAGCCGAGAGGGTCTGGCTCTGGCCGATGCGACCGGCGTTGCCGGCTTTGCTCAGGGGTTCAGTGGTGGTCTTGGCAGCGGCGTACAGCACACGAGCAGCACGCCGGTCCCATTCCCGGGCGAGGGCCTGGCCCAGCTGATGGGTGACGTCCTGGCGGACGTCGTAGTAATTCATCAGCTCGTCCAGGTCATAGATCACCTGGTCGGCAATCATTAGACCATCGAGGTTGATGATCTGCTCATTGCGGTCGCCGGGGCTGTTTGTGGCCCCCAGGATCGGGGTGCCAGGAACGTGGTAGCCGGCTTCTGCCTTGCCGCTGACGGGGAACGCAGCGGACTTGCCGCCGCGAATGTTGCGCTCACGCACCTTGCCCTTGAAGACGCAAGCGCGATCGAACGCAGACAGCAGCTCGGCAATACCGAGCTTGAGGAACAGGGCGTCAACTGCACCTGCGCCTTTAATTTGACCAATCCGGTCGAGAGAAGCGTTGGCCATTGGCCTTTAGGGATAGCGAGCTTCTGTCCGTTGTTTGGCTGAGCGGGGTGTCTCCCTAGGGAGGCCCAATCAGTTGCACTGGTGCAGAGCAACTCATGCCCTGACCTTACATAAAGACATTCGACCTGGCGAGAGTCTTGTCGTACCACTGGCGGTACTTCGGGTCGGTCTCATACAGGAACTTGCCGTTCTTGTCCCGCTTGCCACGGGCATCAACAGCCTGCTGGTCGCTGTCAAACACGTCGGTCTTCACGGCACTGCCGCCACCGATGAGCTTCGGCTCTTGGCCGCCGGCGCTGGCCCGGGCTTGCAGTTGCTTGATGGCAAAGCGGGCTGCAGCCTTGTTGCCGCTGTCCACTGCGGCGTTGTAATCCGCCAGCTCCTGCTGGTCGAGGTTGCTCATGGCCCACTGGCTGAGCTGCTGGAACTGCTGCTCACCGCCGACCATTCCCTTGAGCTCGGCCACATCGGCATCGGTCAGACCCGGGGCTGAACTATCCGGAACGGCCGGAGAGTTGCCTTTGGCTGGGGCCACGCCCTGCAGGTAGGTCTCCACCACCTCGCGGGGCAGGCCGCCTTTCTCCACCAGGGCATCGACGTAGCTACTGACGTCTTGGCCGGCGTAAACCTTTTCCGCCATCTCGAGCGGGTTGATCTCTGCGGCTTCGATGGCGGTCGCCACCGTGTCGCCATAGAGCTGCTTGCCCAGCTCAGGGGTGTACTGATCGGGGGTGATCGCAGGCTGAGGCTCAGGCTCGCTCTGCGCTGGCTGCTGGCCCCGCTGGCTGATCAGCTTCTGCGCCTCGAGATAGGCCCTCTCCAGCTCCTCGGTGCTCTTGAACTTGCCGGCCAGCAAAGCTTCGCCGTCATCGGTTGACTCGGGCTGGGTGTTGAGCTGCTGCTGTTCCTGCTCGAGCTCCTGCAGGAACCCGTCGATGAGATCCTCCTGGCCGGGTGCCACCAGGTCTTGCAGTTCGGGGCTTGGTGTTGCGGTCATGCGGGTGGTTGTTCGGTGGGTTGGGGTTCAGCCATCTGCTGGCTGGTGGCCGCGGCATTGGCCAGCTTTTGCGGGTCGGCCATGCCGCTCGCCATTGCTTGCTGAACCATTGCGGCCTGCTGCTGGGCTTGCTGTTCCTGCGCCAGCTGCTCTTCCGTCTTGACCAGGCCGATGATGTCCATGCCCATGGCGCCGGCCAGACGGCGGATGAGCTCAGCCGGCATCACATAGGTGGCGATGCCCTCGGGCCCCAGCGATTGCTGAAGGATGGTCATGAAGCGAGCGGTCTTCTCCAGGTCATTGCCGCGGCCAACAGCAGCCAGGCCGACGCTGACCACCGGCTGAACCAGCCCCTCCGGCAGCTTGGGCAGCTTGCCCCTGCGGGTCAGGATCGCCAGCTTGCGGGAGACGTAGGGCTGCTGGAACTCAGTGGTGAGGATGGCGTAGATCGAGCCGAGTGAGTTCTCGATCTGCAATGCCTGCAGCCTGACCTCTTCTGCTGTGGTGCGTTCCGAGTCGCGCACGTCGGCGAGCATGAAAGCCTGAGCCAGCCGGGCCTCGATTCGTGCCAGGCCCTGGGCCGCGACGTTGAGATCGGCGGCCTTGTTCACCTGGATGGTGAAGACGTCATCGGGGTTGCCGGGCAGGTAGGCGCCGTTGGGGGCCTCGGCCAGCTTCTTGGGGTTGGCGATCCCACTGGGTTTGACCAGGTGCTTCACCTGGGCTGACACCAATGAGCCCTCGGCAATGGCCTGGCTCAAGGCCTCAGCGGTTTGCAGGTCCGCGATGCAGGCCGCTTCGACGTAGCCAGGGGAATAGCCCTGGCCGTCGATCCGGTACATCCGCAGCGGCAGCCAAGGTGATTCGCTGACGCTGGCAGTCCCGCGAGAGCCAGGGATCTCCTGGTCTTTGATCTCCTGATACCACTTGACCTTTTTCCCTTCCCACTCGATGTGGGTGTAGAGCCGAACGACACGCTCGTACTCCGGGGTCACGTCGTCATCGACGATGCCCTGTACCTCGCCGTCTTCTTCCTCGAGCAGTTGACGTGCGTTGCTGGGCAGCGATTCAACCGACAGCTGTTCGCAGACGATTGCTTCGATGGGGTTGCCCATCAGGTCGCGGCGGCACACGTAGCGGTTGAGGTGAAAGCACTTCAACCCCTCATCTGACACGTACATCAGCACGTTGCCGCTAACGATCAGGTGCAGCAGCATCTCGTGGACTGCCACCCGGTCGTTGCTGGTCTCGATGCTGCGCAGCACCGCCCGCTCGAGCCGGGCTAGGGCCAGATCGAACTCGCTCTTGGCACGGCCCAGCTCCTCTGGTGTGGAACCGGCCGCCTGCATCTGCTGCTCGTTCTTGGCCATCTCGATCTCGTCGATCGTGAAGCGGAAGAACGTCTCAGTCGGCGGCAGCAACGCCAACAGCAAACGGCTGGCCAAGTTGTGAACGCCCCGGGCGCCGATGCCATTCCACGGCAAGGGAAATGTCTGGTTGTCGTTGGGGTACGGCTCGTCGCTGACCGGGATCAGATACGGCAGCGTCAGCCGCGAAGCAGTCCGGGCCCGCTCGAGGTAGTAGTTCCGGTCTGACTCCAGGGCCCGGTAACGCTTTTCGCAGCTCATGGTCAGCCTCCGATGTTTACGCCGACGCCAGCGCTGCGGCCTGATGAGCCGATGCGCAGGGTCTGAGTAGCGGATGTCGCCTTGACAGCGGGCTCGGACCCCCGACGGGTGATCGGTGCCGTTGGTGCTTTGGACTGCGCATCACGCCCGGCCAGCACCCGCAGCGATTGCGATGCGGCCTGCGTGTTCAGCCGGTCTGAAGCGATCTGGGTTTCCTGGGCCCTGCGTGTCTGGTCGATCTGTGCCAGCTGTGCCTGCTCCTCTGCTCGCAAATCAGCTACGGCTCGCTCTTGTCCGGCCATGGCTTGCTGCTGAGCTTGCTCAAGTCGCTGCCTCTCGGTCTGCTGTGCTGCCACCTGGGCCTGCATCGCTGCAGCCTGGCGATCAAGCTCGGCCTGGCGTTCACGAGCGATTTGGTTCAGCCGTTCCTGCTCGCGCTTGGCTGCTTCATTGGCGTGATGCTGCCGTCTGCCGGCGTTCCCAGCGCACATGGTCAGACTCCGATGTTGAGGCCAGTGCCTGCGCTCATCGCCGTTGCGCCTGGCGCAATCTTGAGCGTGGACTTGTTCTTGTACTTGGGCTTGGGCGCCTCTGTCGTCTGTGCGTTGGTGGGTTCCGTCATCGTGGTGGTGACGGCATAGGCGGCCTGGCGCTGTGCAGCGGTCTCGGCTGCAGCTCCAACACGCTGAGCTTCCAACTCAGCAGCGGCGGTCAGCCTGTCCTCTTCCAGCCGCTTGCGCTGAGCGTCGGCCTGGGCATTGGCTTGGTCGATTTGCT